AGTGGCTCGTGAAGTTCTTGATGAACCCCACACCATACAACCGGGAGAGCAACACGGCAGGGCTCGTGAGGTGCGATGCGAAGGAGCAGCGGCTTTTGGCGAACCCGCAGGGCATCGCGGACAACTGGTCTTCGTACATCAAAGGCGCGCCTGCGCCCGGGACGTCGGAGATCGCGACCGCGCTCCGGTCGCTGTCCGTGCCGGTAGTGGCGAAGGACGGGAGAGAGAAGATGCGCGTACAGCTTCGGTGGGGAGGGAGGCATACGAGGTACTCGGTGGTGAACTTCGAGGCGCTGCTCGCCTGGAGTCGACGGCACAACATCGGCGACCCTGCGAGCATGTGCTTCGCGCTTGGTATCGAAGCGACCGAGGCACACCTACGAACGCGGGAGATCGTCGACGAGGACGTCGAGGAGACCCCGGACAACGTCGCCGAGCTTCGAAGGAAAGGGCAGGTGCCGACGGGCGTCCGCGAGGACGGCGGTCTGGACTATGGCGCCAAGGAGGATTAAGGTGAAAGTCAGCCCCACTCAGATCGTCAAAGCGCGCCGGTGCTGGCGGATGATTGGTTACGAGTACGTCGAGGGCTTCCGGCCGCCGCCTTCGTCGAAGCAGGAGTTCGGCCTCGAGGTCCATCGCCAGCTCGAGCGCTGGCTTCGTGACGGCGTGCTGCCCGACGACACGCCCGAGGGAAGGACGGCGAAGCAGGGCATCGTCGGGCGCTGGCTACCGCCTCCCGGCCCGGAGCTCCTCGTCGAGCACGAGTGGCAGATCGACCTCGGCGGCGACATCATGCTTGGGGGGATAGCGGACTGCGTGCAGAAACCGAGCTCGAGAGGCGGCGTGCCGCTCGTGATCGACCACAAGAGCACGTCGAGCTTGCAGTGGGCGCTGACCCCCGAGCAGCTCGAGCAGGACGTGCAGGCGATTTTATACTCGCTCTGGGCGGCGTTCGAATGGGACGCGCCGGCGGTCGACGCGCGGTGGATCTACTACTCGGCGAGCAATCCCAAGGGCGGGGGGGTGAGAAAGCCGACGGGCGCGAAGCCCGTGAGCGTGCGTTTTGATATGCGCCTTGTGCCGGTGATCGAGCGGGTGCAGGGGATACTCGGCGACGTCGAGGAGATCGTGAGGATAAGGCGCGCGGGGATACCGGGGAAGGCGCTGTCGCCGGACCCTGCCGCGTGCGAGATGTTCGGGGGGTGCTTCCACAAGGGGAGATGCGACGACCTGGGCGCCGAGGACCGGGTCTACGCAAAATTTGCCAAAAAATATACTTGACGCATTTGCGACAAGCTGCTAGAACCAAAAAAGAGGAGGACTGAACCATGACCGACCAACCATCATTACTCGATCGCCTGAGACAGCTCAATAAAGGCGCGGCGGAGCCGTCGACCCAGGTCCCGGCCGAGGCACCGAAGAACGGCTTCAACGCCGAGGGAGTCGCTCAGCGAATGCGCGATTTGGGCCAGGGCGACGGCATCAATCCGCCCGAGGGCGCCGCTCCCGAGCAGGAGGGCGCGCAGGGCGCCCCGCAGGAGTCGCCGAAGCTCGGACCCATGCCCGCGCCCCCGGGCGAGCAGGAAGGCGCTCAGGGGCCGCCTGCGGCCTCGGAGGACGGCAAGACGCCGTGCCCGCACTGCGGGAAGGGCTACAAGCACCTTTCGAAGCACCGCTGCAAGCTGGCGCCGGGGTTGGAGGCCGCTTACGTCGAGCCGCCGGTCGAGGCCGAGCCGAGGAACGCCGAGCCGCCGCCTCCCGCGGTCGAGGTAATCATCACGCCATCGGAGCACGTCCTAGCACCGCCTCCCGCCGCCGAGATATGGAACGAGCCACGGGAGGCGCCTGCGGCGTCTGACGGCTACCTGCTCCTGATAGACGCCATCTACGAGGCGGCGGACGACACGGACATCGTCTACCTCGGCGACATCGTGGCGCCGCTATGCGAGGCCGTGGCGCGCGAGAACCGCGTCGAGCAGTGGCAGCTCGTCGAGTACGCGCGCGGTCCGGGGTTCCTCGCACAGAAGCTGGAGAAGTGGATCGTCGAGGAGGGGATCGAGGGCGCGGTGTACCTTGACTCGATGACGGCCGAGGGGAAGGCGTGCAAGGAGGTGCTCAGGAGACACGCGCGGGCGGTCATTCAGGGGGTGCGGTGATGAAAGCGCCCAATGATGTGGCGCAAATCGTCGAGCGCTTGCTGTCCGTCTATCGCGTCGAAGTCGAGGCGATGGTGCCACCTCCCGAGCAGCCCGGCACCGAAGAAGTGAGCCGGGCATTCAACCGCTCGATCGCTGTTGAACTTGCCAAGATACATGAGCGCATCGACAGCATGCTTCCCACGCTGTCGGTGACGGAGGTGGTCAAGAACTTCGCCGAGCACCATGAGCGCCTGGTGACTTTGGAGAAAAGCAAATCGAATACCATGACGGTCGCGCTCAACCGCGTCGAGGAGCTTCGCGAGCAGTGCGCGAAGGAGTGGTACGAGATCAAGAAGCGCTTTGACCAATACGACGGTATGTTCGAGGCGGAATATAAAGTCAGGGCGCGGGGGTTCGCGGAAATGCGGGAGCGCCTCGCCGAGCAGGACAAGCGTCTCGCCGAGCAGGACACGCACACAGCGAAAGTTCATCAACGGACCCATGGGATCGTCGATAGGCTCGATCTCTTGCATCAACGCCTCGACGAGCAGGACAAGCGCATCGCGGCGTTCGTCAACTCCGACGCCGCGGACCCGGGGGGCTGTTCGGTAACCGAGAACGGTATTCACGTTCTGGAAATCATCATCAGCAAGACGACGGCGGAGCGCTGGCGCTGTGTTGCCTGTGGTGAAGTGTTCAACCGCGAGATGCTTCGCCATGCTTCCCTGGCCGACCTCAAGGCGTGGGGGGTGCTGCCATGAGCGACATCGCGGACAGCATAGCCAAGACGTTAAGAGAGGCGGGAGTGGTAGATCGCAAGCCGACGCTGGGGGAAATCACGGGAGCGATCGCCGTAGAGCTCGCCAGGATCGACGAGCGCCTGAAGAAGCTGGAGCTGCTTCGCGACATCATCAAGAGATGTGCCGTGCACTTTTTCGAAGTCGACGGGAAGACCGAGCGCGCGACCTGCAAGCACTGCGGGTTCACGGTCACGAAGCAGACCCTCGTCGAGTCCGGCTACCTCGATTACGTCGAGCAGGTGAAGAAAGGAGAAGGACCATGACCAACGAAGAGCAGACCCTGTTGGAGCTCCTGAAAAGGATCAACGAGTTCGAGCGGCGGTGTCGGCGACTGAACGCACCGCCGGTCGTGTACAAGCGCCTCGGTCAGTTGCGAGACGAAGTCGCTCGATGGGGCACCGAGGAGATCGTGATCGACGAAGGGAGAGCGGGGTGATGGAAGTACATATGCATAAGAAATGGCAATGGGGTGGACCTTCTATTACGATCGAGCGTGTGATTGATTTGCCCTTTGTTCCTCGAATTGGAGAGCACATCCATATTGAAATCGACGGGGGGGATTACGACACAGGGATGCGGATTACAGAACTCATCCACGTTTTTGCCGACGATGTATATCACGTCAGTGCATGGGAAGTGATAGAAGTTGGAACGGGCATCGCCGGACCCTCGATGAAAAGAGAAATGGAATGGCTAGAAAAAAACACTGCCGAGATTGTGCGCGATGAACTGAATCTCGGATGGAAATTAGGGTCAAGCAGTTGGCGCGGCGTGCAAGAGCAACTAAAGCAAAATGAAAATTCCTGACGACGAGCGGCGCGAGCGCGAGAGCGCCGTGGTCACATTCGTATGCGGCGTCCTGTGGCTCGCGTGTCTCATGGCCGCCGCGATCGTCTCGCGGTGTGGAGGATGAGATGAGCGGACTAGGACCTGTGGCATTCGCCGCGTTCCGCGAGATGCTGGAAGCGCTGGCGGAATGGCGGAAGCGGAAGAAGGAAGCGCGCGCAAAGCGAAAGCGCGAGAAGCTGATGGCGCGGATGAGGAAGCAGTTGGCGCGACGAGACGCGCTGGAACTTGAACTGCGCGCGGCCGATAACGAACTGCGCAGGCGTGCGGGATGTGAGCGCCTGGCCGATAGGGTCGGCCCCGCGAAGCCTCTGGACGATAACCCGTACGGGGAGGACTGAGATGGAAAACAAAATCGAAGCGACCACGGTCAAGGAGTTCCTGGCCGAGGTGAACGCGAAGACCGAGGAGCTACTGCTTCAGGCCCTGAAGCTATACGGCAAATCGGACAAGGGCACCGGGTTCGCGCGCGAGTACACGTTCCCAGAATACGCCGGAACGTTCCGCCGCGAGTTTTGGGTCGGAGACGAGTGCCTGCTCGGTGTGCACATCACGGTCGGCGACGGCAAGGTCACCGCGAGATGGGACGTACGATGAAAACAAGAAAAACACCAGAGCCGAAGACCGACACCTGCCAGCGGTGCGGCGATGTTCATCCGGAATACAAGCTGAAGTACGGACGCGAGGCGCTCCCCAACGCGAAGAAGGGCGAACCCAATTCACGCTTGTGTCGAGTTTGCGATCGATGCCGCAAAGGATTTGTGAGGCTGTATAAATGACTAAGAATCGATTTCATCCGTTCGACCCCGAGCAGGTAGAGCTAACCGGCCCTGCCGTCGATAAGCTCGACGAACTGATAAAGAAGCTGCACGCGGTCCTCCATGCGGTATCGGAACTCAACCGCGACAATCGCGAGATGTCTGACGCTGCCTGGCAACAGAGCCTTGTCGATGCCGTAGAAGAGTTCAACGCGCAGAACGGGACCTTCTTCGACGAGAACGAAGCTGTCACAGCATGGCTACGAGGGCGATTGAAAGAGTGGGCGGAATATATAAAAACGCAAAGCACGGAAAGAGGTGTCGCCATGAGCGAGCGCTGGCTCTGTCCGAAGTGCGGATTGCGTCTACCAAAGCCGCATGAATCTACGTTCGCAGTTTGTGACTGTGGAACTAAAATGATCGAGGAGACCGGCGACCTGCAAGGCCGACACATCGGCGAGTGGAACGCGCTCGCCGAGGAAAACGAGCGGCTCGAATTCGAAATGGCAGAGCTTCGGGCAAGGTTAGGAACAATACGTGCGTGTGCAACTCTCGAAGAAAGCGAGCAGCGCGAAGTTCACATTTTAAAAGATGCCTTACAGAAGTCCTGTGGTTGCGCACAGGTCGACGACAAAGAGGCAGTCGAGTGCACGGAACACGCGGCGATGGGGGAAGAGAACGAGCGGCTAAAAAAGCAGGTGCGCGAGATGGGAGGTGAACCGGACAACTCCGAGCAGGGCGATGCGTTCGTGCGAAAACTCATACTACAGAGTCACGAGTTGCTAGAGGAAAACGAGCGGCTAAAGAAAGAACTGCACCGCCATCAAGAACTGTTTGCCCACAAAAACGAAGCCGACGACGGCACCGCGCTTCTCATTCACTCCCTACGAGAGCAGATAAACGATCTTGAAGCGAAGCTCGGCTATCCGCCGGTGACGGCACACTGGACGCGCGAGCCGCCGACGAAGCCGGGGTGGTATCATGTCGTTCGAAGCGCTGGAGGCTTCGGAATCGTGCACGTGACTCAAGCACTAGAGACCAAAGTCACAATTACCACCACTGTTATTCAACGTGCTGGAGCTGGAGATATTGCTTGGTTCTGGTCCGAGACCGTGCGCCTGCCCGCCCCGCCGAAGGATGGAGACGATGACTAGCGAACAACTCTATTGGCATTGTGAGTGTGGGAATAACGAGCCAGCACAGCCAGAATACGAGCACTGGGATTCGGAACCATGTTGTCTGTGCGAGAACGGCGTGGCTCGCGTCGTGACGATTAAAGAGGCCGCAGCATGGGAGCGAGCGATTGCGCTGGGTCATTTGTGGAGGCCCGAGCCGCCGAAGGAGGAGCCATGACCGTCGAAGGGATCAAGGCGATGCTATCTTCTTGCGAGCAGGTGCTCGCCGAGACGAAGAAGGAGCGCGATGGACTACGCGGCGATGTTCAGCGGCTCGTCGAGGAGAAGGAGCAGGCCCATCGCCTGAACGACAAGCTCGTCGACGAAGTGGCCCTGCTCCGGGAGCGAAACGACAAGCTCGAAAAACTGTTTCGCAAGAAGCAGCAGTCCTTCGACGTGTTCGAGCTGCTCAAGGAAAACAAACGGCTGAAGAAGCGCGTCGGCGAGATTAATCGACACTATCCTAAAGGAGAACGAAAATGAGTAAGAAGAAAAGCGAAGACCTCGAAGAGTGCAATCCTCACGAGGAGAGCTGCAAGTGTGAGCTAACCGAGGAGGAGATCCGCGAGGCGTCGGACGCGCTCGCGCGGAAGTTCGTCGAGATCGAAAACGCCGAAGCCGAGAAGAAGGAGGTCGCGTCGCAGTTCAAGGCCGACATCGACCGCCTGAAGAACGCCGCGCGCGAGCTCGCCGCCAAGGTGCGGAACAAGTACGAGTACCGAAAGACGGACTGCGTCGACGTGTTCGACTTCTCGAAGAACGAGGTCCGTACCTACCGCGTCGACACCGCCCAGGAACTTCGCAAGCGGACGATGACGGTGAAGGAAAAACAGCGAGAGCTCGACGTCTAGTGGCCTCTCTCCTTGAAACCTTGATGGAGCGCACGGGGCAGACGAAGGTCCCGAGGTACGCCAAGGAGGCGTTCGGCTTCCGCGCCGTCGTCCAGCGCTCACAAGAGTTCCAGCGCATCGCCGCGCTTCCCCGGCGACAGTGGCAGACCGAGCCCTGGCTCTCGAACGTCGTCGAGATAATCAACGACGCCCTGCGCCTTCCGGCCGCCGAGCTCGGCCTGTGGCCGATCCAATGCGCGGCGCTTCACGATGCCGTGGTCGAGGGCGGCGCGTTCCTGCCTATCGGCGTCGGCCAAGGCAAAGCGTTTATTTCCATCCTCGCGCCCGTGGCCATGGACGCCGAGCGCCCGGTCCTGTTCGTCCCCGCCGACCTGCGCGACCAGACCCGCGAGCACGTCCTGCCGCTCATGCGCAAACACTTCCGGCTGCACCCGCGCCTGCGCGTGATCGGTTACTCGGAGCTGAGCCTCGCGAAGAATGCCGAGATGCTCGAAGACCTGAAGCCGGACCTCATCGTTCTCGACGAGGTGCACTCGGTGAAGAACAAGGGCGCCGGTCGGACGCGCCGGCTCGTGCGCTACTTTCGCGAGCACCCGGAAACGAAGTGCGTCGCGATGTCGGGCACGGTATCGAACCGGTCGATCAAAGACTTCGCGCACATCGCCGAGTGGTGTCTCAAGACGCGGTCGCCCGTGCCGCGTGCCTGGCAGGAGCTGAGCGACTGGGCGGATGCTATCGACGAGGGGGTGGACGAGGACAAGCGCGTCGCGCCCGGTGCGCTCGAGGCGTTTTGTCACGAGAACGAGAACGTGAGGCAGGGCTTCCGGCGAAGGCTTGTCGAGACCCCCGGGGTCGTCGCCTCGGCCGAGCACGACCTCGGCGTGTCGCTGCGTGTGCGGCGGTATCTGATCGAGGTGCCGGCGGCCGTGCGCGAGGCGCTTTCGAAACTGCGAAACACTTGGGAGACGCCGAACGGCGACATCGTAACCGAGGCCGTGGACCTGTGGCGGCACGCGCGAGAGATCGCCTTGGGGTTCTGGTATCGATGGGAGCCGCCCGCACCTCGGGACTGGATGAACGCGCGGAGAGAATGGAAGGCGTACGTGCGCGAGAAGCTGAAGCACTCGAAGACGCTCGATACCGAGTTACAGGTCTGGAACGATTGCGAGCGAATGCAGGAGGCCCCGGACGAGTGGCACGCATGGGTCAAGGTGCGCGATTCGTTCAAGCCGAATTCGATCGCCGAGTGGATCGATGATTTCGCCTTGCGGGCGTGCGCGGAGTGGATTCGCGACGGTGGGATCGTCTGGACGTCGCATCGCGCCTTCGGTGAGCGCCTCGCGAAGCCGAGGTTTTCTCAAGGTCTATACTCGTATTTCGGCGCGGGGACGTCGAAAGAGCTACTCGACTACAATCTGAGCCGCGTCGCGCTTTCGATCTCGTCACACGGACAGGGGAAAAATCTTGAGCGCTACTCTCGCAACCTGATCGTCGCGCCGCCGTCGAGCGGGAAGACTTGGGAGCAGGTGATCGGGCGCACGCATCGCGAGGGGCAGGAGGCCGACGAGGTGGAAGTCGACGTGTTTCTTCACGCGCCGGAGCTAGAGGATAGCTTCGCGCAGGCGCGCGCGGATGCCGTGTATCTGGAGGACGCGCTCGGCAATCGACAGAAACTAAACTACGCGGACGTCGTAGTGTAGGAGAATCCATGGACAGCGTAACAACTACTCGGGAAACGTTTGACATTATCCATACCAGGGTAAAAGAGATCGAAGCCGAGCGCGACGCCCTAGCCGCCAAGGTCGCCGAGCTTGAAGCGGACAATGAACACCAGATGCAAGAGCTGTACAAGGCCGTCGAGGAAACAAACAGTTGGATCACTAAATATAATACGCAGCTTGAGCAGGTGCGGGTAGCTTTACGAAAAAAAGGGCAGTGGGATTACGATACGTTACTAGAAATCAAGGCCATCCTATCCAAGCCCGACCCGCCGAAGGAGGAGCCATGAGCACACTTGATAATTGGCTAGCAATAACAACGCATTACTTTGAGATTCCAGAGGGATATGAAATTGCAAATCCGCTAAGTGAAAAAGTTGAGCAGTTAGAGAAGAAACTACGAAAAATCACGAATGATGCAGCCTATTACCGTCGTGTTCTGCGAGGCATTTTTGGAGCGCGGTTTAAGGGTGCCGCAAAAAAAGCATTCGACAAGCATTATATTCGTATGACCGATAACGACATCAACAAATTAGTGGACGAGGTGGAGGCAGTTTTCCCCAAGATCGAGGGCATCGGTGATTATGAGCCGCAGGACTGACAAGCCCGCCCCACCAAAGGAGGAGCCGCGTTGAACGACCTCGATCTCATGCGATTGTGGCTAACCTACGTGCCATCGATCTACGCGTGCCCGGTATGCCGCGAGGCGTCGCCGACCCGGAACACCGACGAGGGCGTGTACTGCTTTCCGCACTGGTCACGGCTACGCCCGTGCGACGAGTGCGGAAGACCTTCGACTTCGTGGATGAAGATCGACGGCGAGAAGAAACGGCTTTGCCGTCGCTGCATCATCGGCGACGACCTGCCGCCGCAAGTACACTACCGCACGGCCTCGTCGCTCGCCGCGGCGCGGGAAAAAGCGATTGGAAATTTTAGCCCGATTACCGGGCGACCGAGAAAAGAAAAAGCTTGTCAGAATTCCGACAGCGTGCTACCGTCGTCGGGCAAACAACGGAACCGCCTTCGGGCGCAAAACAAGGAGACAGGAAAATGAATCTACCGAAAGGATGGCCAGGCGGCCAGCAGCAACCCGACCCGCAGGTCACTCAGCAGTCCCCGCCGTACGCGGCCGCGCCGCAGTCGCAACAGGACGAGGACTTCTACTCGCGCATTGCGAACGCCGAAGACCGTGACAGGAGAATCACGCGCTACCCGATACCGGGTGCGTATCCGGTGCTACTCGTCGACTTCGTGAAGATGATCCGCACTCGGAAGGACGAGGACTTCTTCGTCGCCGAGTTCGAGATTCTTCAGAGCAAGGTCGCCGAGCGCCCCGCCGGAACGCGCATGTCGTGGATGTGCAACCTCAAGCACGACTCGTCCCCGCGAAACATCAAGGAGTTCATCTGCGCACTCATGGCGGTCGACAAGGACGCGGTCACGCCCGAGGCGGTGAAGTACGCCTGCGGGCCAGACAATCCCTGCCACGGTCGGCTCGTGCGATTGGAGGCGAGCGAGATCACGACGAAGGCCGGAAACCCGTTCACGGTCTGCGACTGGTACACGCTCGGGGACGAGGTGCAGGCGAAGGTCGTTGAGCTCCGCAAGGCCGCGGGGTTCGACGTCGACATACCGTTCTAGTCATGGGAGATATGGCAGACTGGACGATGGTCGATCTTTGGGATGACCCGGATTTTCAAGACGCCGAACGGGAGCCCGTCGTGATAGATTTCGTCCGCGTCCTGCACGAAACCGAAGCGGCCTGGAAGCTACTGCTGACCGAAGCCGACGTGTTCGAACGGATTGCGGGAGACTCGGACAATGGTGTCTGGTTTCCGAAATCGCAGTGCGTTCTCAAAGATGACGAGTGCCTGATTGTCGTGCCCGCGTGGCTCGCGATCGAGAAGGGTCTCGTCTAACCATTCAACCGAAAGGAGGCCGGGGAAAGCGAAACCCATCGGTTGCAAAAACAGGATCTCGGCGCGGGTCGGGCTCGATACCCGGCTCGCGCCCCGGGCGCGGCGAAGCTAGCGTGCGTGATGCTGGCGGGCATGTACCAAGCCTTACTTACGACCGGGTTCGAATCCCGGACGCGCCCCAAGGAAAAAAAAGAAACATGAAAAAAACGACAGGGAAGTCTCCTCCTGAAAAAATGGAGAACGAACGACTGAGAAGGCTAGTCTGGAAATGGTTCGAGTGGGAGGGCTTAACGGTAAAACAGGCTGAGGGGTTCTATAGCTATGCTAAAAAAATATGCAACGATTGCTACCGAACAGAGCGTCTTGCCGATCTTGAAGAGCGTCACATGAAGGTGCGTGAACATTGCGAGATAATGAAACGCGGTCACGAACACCAGAGACATAGCATCAACGTGCGGCACGCCGATGCGATTTTACATGTCCTTGACAGAAAAAAATGAAACCCGTTATCGCCATCGACACCGAGACGCACCGCTTCGGCCCAGGCCGCATGGCACCCCCGGTGGTCTGCCTCTCATGGGCGTTCGACAACAAGTCGGGCCTGCTCGTCGGTCGCGATAACATCCGCAGGTTTCTCGAAGACGTTCTCAAGCAATCCGCCGAGGGGGCGCTCGTCATCGTCGGTCACTACATGGCCTACGACATGGCCTGCCTCGGCGCGACGTTCCCCGATCTCCTGCCCGTCATCCTCTGGGCATACGACCGCGACGGCGTCGCCTGCACCGTCAACCGCGAAAAACTTTGCGACATCGCCGCCGGGTGCTTCCGCTTCGCTATCGACGCCGAAGGCAACCAAACGAAAAATGACTATGACCTCGCCGACCTCGTGCGCCTGCACTTCGGCGAGACGCTCGCGAAAGGCGAGGACACCTGGAGGCTTCGGTACGGCGAGCTCGATGGCGTGCCGCTCGACCAGTGGCCCGAGGACGCGAAGGAGTACGCGATCAAAGACGCGGTCGAATGCCTCCGACTATATAACGCACAAGAGGAAACCAAGCGACGCTTGAACTACTTCATACCGACCGAGTTCGACGAGGTGCGCGCGGACTTCGCGCTCAAGCTCATGTCGACCTGGGGCATCCGTACCGACCCGCCGCGCGTGCTGTCGTTCTGGAACGAGACCGCCGCGCGCATGGCCGAGCTTGCCGAGGGGCTCGTCGCCTGCGGGCTCGCGCGCGAGAAGAAGCCGAGCAAGCAGACCTCGCTATTCGAAGAGGAGCAACCCGACCGCCTTTCGCTTCCGGCCGTGAGCCAGATCATGGACGCGACTCGCCGTCTCGTGAAGGACACCTACCGAGGCGATCCGCCGTTGACGCCGAAAGGATCTATCTCGACGGCGGCCGAGGTGCTCACACGCTGTCGATCGAAGGAGCTGCAAAAACTCGTCGAGTACAAGAGTTTAGAAAAGAACGCCTCGACGTTCCTGTCCAAATATTTCGAGCCGGTCATCCATGCGAGGTTCAACGGCATCGGCGCGGCGTCCGATCGCACGTCCTGCGCGAAGCCGAACTTGCAGCAGCTCCCGCGCGCGCCGGGATTTCGAGAATGTTTCATCCCGCGCTCGGGTCGGGTGTTCTGCTCGACGGACTTCGACACGCAGGAGATGAGAACGCTCGCGCAGTCGTGTCTCGACATCTGCGGGAAGTCGCGGCTTGCCGAGCGCTATCGGGAGAACGCGCAGTTCGACCCGCACCTCGAGTTCGCCGCGGCGCTTGCCGAGGTCTCGCGCGAGGAAGCGCTTCGGCTGAAGGAGGCGGGAGACAAACGGATAAAGGATTTTCGGCAGCAGTCGAAGTGCGCGAACTTCGGCCTGCCGGGAGGGCTCGGCGCCGAGGGGTTCGTCAGCTACTCGTGGTCGAGCTGGGGCGTGAAGATTTCTCAGTTCCGCGCGGAGGAGCTGAAGCGGGAATGGTTTCAGCAGTGGCCCGAGATGCACTCGTACTTCGAGCATGTGCGGAACGTCATCGGCTGGAAGCGCGGATCGCTCGGCACGATACAGATTCCGCAGTCAGGGTTTCAGCGCGGCGGTGTCGGGTACACCGACGCCTGCAATAGTTATTTTCAGACCCTCGCGGCGCACTGCTCGAAGCGGGCGTTGTGGGAGGTGACGAAGCGTTGCTATGGCGTGTATCACTCGGCGCTCTACGGATCGCGGCCTGTGGTGTTTGTGCATGACGAGGTGATCACGGAGACGCCGGAGGAGATGGGCCACGAGGTGGCGGTCGAGATGCCGGTGATCATGATGGAGTCGATGAACAGGTACACGCCGCAGATTCCGAGCATGGCGTCGGCGGTACTGATGGCCCGATGGAGCAAGGGCGCCGAGCAGGTGCGCGATGAAAGAGGGAGAATGATACCGTGGAGAGAAACCATATGACCCTGAAAGAAGTGGCGGAGAGAATGGAAGGAACAGATGAGATTGTCACCGCCGTAGTGATTCCGATTCTTTTACAATCCAAAGAAGGACATCCTCGATTTGGTGAGGTCGTTTGCCCCTCGAACTTTGACGTAGAAGAAGTAGTGTCGCTGCTGCTTTCGTGCGCAGCTTGCCTAGTAGTCCGCGGGGGCGGTCCACCATTCGCAGCGGTTTCGGCGTTGTTCGGTCACCTCGAAAGGTTTGAAGAGGTGTATTAGTGCAAGGTGTCTTGATAGCCATCGACCCCGGGCGCGTGCTCGGCATCGCCGTGTTTCGAAACACGATCCTGCTCGACATCGGCGTCATGACGGCGCCGCGCATCCGCGATCTTCACTACGGCCTATTTCAGTTTTTCAAGCGGCACGAGCCCGCGGCGGCGATTATCGAGGTGCCGCAGGTGTACCGACAGCGCAAGCAGAAGGGCGACCCGAACGACCTGATCGACGTCGCGGTAGTCGCCGGTGTCGCCGGTGCGGTCGCCGCGCCGTGGTGCGAGCCGCTATTCATCAAGCCGCACATCTGGAAAGGGAGCAGGCCGAAGGACGTCGACAACGAGTACACGCTAAAATGCCTGAACGATATTGAGCGCGCGATCGTCGACCGCGCGGGGCTTGGCAAGACGAAAGGCCATAACGCGATCGACGCCATCGGGATCGGGTTGTGGGCGCTGGAGAGGAGATAGATGTCACCATTACCCTATGTAGACCCCGCGCGCACGCGGCGACTCCTACGTCTGCTCAAGCGGCCAAGGACCGTGGCCGAGCTTGCCGTGCGACTGAACGTCTCGCGGCGCACGGTTGAGCGCTACCTGCGACGGCTCGAGGAGGGCGGCGCGCGGCTAGTCCGCGTCGGCACGTCCTGCCCGTCGCGCTACCAGGTGATCGAATGAGAGCAATAACCATTTGGCCCGAATGGGTTTGGGCGATCGAGAACCTCGACAAGAACGTGGAGAACCGCACATGGTATCCGCGGTCTGAATTTGGTATATGGCCCAGCCGTCTCGCTCTACATGCGGGGAAGTACATCGGCGGCCGTCCGGGCCGATGCTCTGCCGACGAAGGCGTGAGCGGCGTGATACGCATGGCCGAGCGCGCGGGATGGAAAGTGGAGATCGTGCCCGGACATGCGGTGCGCTTCAAAAAAGATCAGAACGAGGTTTGGCTCGACAATTTTGCAGTTATTCGCGGGGCCGTCGTCGCGGTCGCTCGCATCGAGAAGGTAGATCGATGCTATCCAAAACCATGGGCCGCTCCCGGCCAATGGCAGTGGCACCTGACAGATATCACGCCTCTCGCCAAGCCGGTTCCGTGTAGAGGGCATCAAAAAATTTGGAGCCTGCCGCCCGACGTAGAGGCGGCGGTGAGAGCACAGCTATGAAGCTCGGCTACTTCAACCTATCGCAAAAGATCATCGACCGGATGCTACGGTCGGAGGCGTTCGCCGCGGCCGTCGGTCGCGCGGTCCGCGAGCACGCGTTACGATTCGCGACCGCCGAGGCGGCCCTGAACCACGGGGTTCGACTCGCGAGCCAGCACCTCGCCGAGGGCGTGGCGTTCTCCGTCGTCACCGAGCACGACAAAAACCGGATGCCGAGAACCGCGATCATGCTAATCGACGAGGGCGGCGGCTGCCTGTAGTGGCATGCCGCTTGCAGCAGAAAAGGAGTGCGATGAAAGACCCGCTCGACATACGAAACAACCGGCGGGGACTGGGCTGGATTGCAGTATTCCTGGACCCCGACCCTGAGAGTTTCGACGGTCAGGCGTGCGCGCGCCTTCGAGAATCGATCCTCCGCGCGTCAGCCGCCGCTGAGCGCCCGTCAATCGCCGCCACGGCCCGAACCCTGGGTATCGGCCGCGACCGCCTGAGGCGCCTCCTGAGCGCCCTCAGGCTAACCCCCCAAGACCTGCGCAATTATTGCGCGGCTATGCAAAACACTTCATAGGACTAAAGGGGCGGAATGATTAGAGTTCTGGGAATCGCGCAATTATTGCGTAGTAAAATTGCGCAACTATTGCGTGGTCCGGTTTCGGGGCGAGGACATGCGGCGCGAAATCATTAGGCTTTTTGGGGCGCGCGATAGTCGCGCGGTTTGGCACGGCGATTGCACTCTCTAAAGGCATGAACGCGACACACAAAGGAGAGAGCACGATGTCACAGAAAATTTTCTGCCCTATCGATTTCGAGTTTTCTTGGACCGACAACTGGTACGAGTGGGACCGTGAGGCCGCGCACAAGGCCGCTTTGAAGGCGCGCAACGACCTCGCCAAGAGGATGAAGGACGCGGGACGTTTGGTACAGAAATTCTCGCTCAAGGATCAACTCGTGCGAAGGGGCGGAATTGGATCGGGTCGCCCAGACGTCGAGTTCTTTTGCAACTGCTATGGCGTCAATTTCAGCTAACCCTGACCGGCTTCGCGGGGGTTCGACTCCCCCGCAGGGTTCCAAGAGAGGAGAGAACTCGTGAAACCCTGGGAGATAGAGAACCGCGTTCGGCGCGCCTGCGAAGAGCACGGCCTCGACCCGCCGCCGCCGATACTCGGCGACGTGACCGAGTGGCTACTCGCCGCGTTCGAAACGGCGACACGCGATCTCGGGTTCAAGATCGAAGACGCCCAGATTCAGCAGTCCCGCGCCGAGGACGAGACCTCGAATCTCGAATACGAGGTCCACGATCTCAAGACAGAAATCCGCGAACTGAAAAACCAGATCGTAAGACTGAAGGAGAAGCCATGAGCGAACGCATCGACAACATAGATGTTCTCGACTGGTCTGCGCATACTGCGAAAGAAAGAAAAATGATTCGTCGCCTGCTTGACCGACGCAAGTACCTCCTGACGCAGTCTCAAAAATATGCGGACGGAAAACGGACCTACTATCGGGATGAAGTGATGGCTATCGAGTGGGCGCTTTTGATGGCCATCGAAAACAAGGACTTCGCCGCGCAGCTTGTGCGGGTGCGGGAGATAGCGGAAAGAAGCGATAAGTACGGTAAGCAGTCTCTTGCTATCAGAGAAATCTTGGCCCTTTTGAATGGGCTCACTTGTTGTAAGGGAGAATACAATCACTGCCCTGAATGTGGTGGTCACAGGCGGCTAGATGAAGATACGTGGGTTTGTGATCATTGTCGCAACAACAAGCACCTGCCCGCCCTCGCCGAAGGAAGGTAGCGAATGAGAATCTGGGACATACCGGTCGCCGACCTCTGCCGTGCGCACCTACTCGGCGAGCACCGCGAGCTCCACGCGATCTGGTCCATCTACCTCAACAACAAAACCGGCTACCGTAACCACCCCGAGGTGAAGCGCTGGCAATTCTGTCTTCAGAAACTAGACGACCGACACGAGGAACTGAAATCCGAAATGTCGAAACGCGGGTACTCCCATCAAAGCGAGCTGGCTCCGATCACCTACTGCGATTTCACATGGTTCAAGAAGCTACCGGAGATCATCACCCCGATAGACGAACAACGCGCGCACCTGCTCGCCAAAGCCTGCGGGTGCTGCAAGGAGGACTGACATGGCAAAGCGAAAGAAGAAAACCACACTCAGCGACAAGAAACGCAGCAAGCAGACAGCCCAATACAAAGAGGGCGGCGGAAGCTCGAAGTACGCGAAGAAGAAAGCGTACCTTCGTAGTCAGCGCGTGGACGGCGTTGAGCCATGGGGGTTCGATTTCCCCGAGCCGAAGCCGTGGAAGTAGGAGGACTGACAAAATGAATATACCGAAAGACATCGACGTCCGCGCGGCGTCGGAGCCCGCGGTCACCGAAGCCGAGCAGGTCAACGATCTCTGCATCGGCTTCAACGTCACCAACAACGACAGCCTCAAGGCCGCAGTGAAGTGGATCGCCGAGATCAAAACCCACGCCACGACCATCGAGGAAAAACGCCGGTCGTTCGTCGACCCAATCCGAGAATCGATCGACCGCATCAACAACTTCTTCAAGCCCGCACTCGACCGCCTCTCAGACGCCGAGCGCACCCTGAAAAACAAGGTGAGTAGCTACACGATCGCCGCCGCCGTCGAGCGCGACCGACTGCTCGCCTCCATTGACCCGAACGCGGGCGTCGATGAGAAGTGCGGCATCCTCGCCAAAGCCGATACCTTCGCCCCTCCCAAGATCCCGGGCCTCGCCTTGCGCGAGTCCTGGCAAGGCAAGGTCACCGACCCCGCCGCCGTCGTGAAATGGGCGGTCGAGAGTGGCCGGCTCGAGCTCCTGAACGTCGACCCGAAGGCGCTCGTCGTGCTGGCCAGGGCCGCCGACCGCGACCCGGAGATCCCCGGCTTCAAAGCCTCCCGCGTTCGCTCGGTTGCAATTACCCCTTCGAAGGTGCAGAATTGATCCGTCAGTTCTCCCTTTTTCCTTGGCCCCGGGCCGGAGCGTGGACACCGCGAGCATGCCCCCGCCCGTCACTTCCGACCATAGCACTTCGGTCCGGGGCCTTCTTTAATTGACGCACCTCGTTCGAAAAACGTATACTTGAAAAATCCCAACACAGAACCAAGGAGGAGGTACCGCTATGCGGAATAAAAATTACAGACACTACCTTGAAGTGATCGTGCTCCTGACTGCGATCGTCTTCGCCGTGTGGTTGCTGTGGTACGTGAACACGGCACACTCGGCCGAGCTGCCGCATCCGATCGAGCGCGCGATTCTCCACGTCGTCCACTACGGCATCCCCGCCCATGACGTCAAGCCGAGACCGAACCACCCGCTGACCAAAGACCCCGCGAGAATGGCCGAGCTCGTGTCGGCTATCGACGAAGCGAGCCGTGCCTACGACATCGACCGCCCTGGATTCTTCATGGTCTCCATCGCCTTCAGAGAAAACTCGTTCTTGCCGGACGACGTCGGCGGACTCGGCGAGCGCGGCGTGTTTCAGATGATCCCCGCAGTCGCGGCGCGTGTGCATGACGAGATCGATAACCGTTGTACGCTGGACACTGTCCGCGGCTCGGCGTTCTGCGCGGCCGCTTGGCTCAACCACTGGCGCCAAAAATGCGGGAGCCTGCGCGGGGCGTTCGTCGTCTACGCGACCGGACAGAAAGTCTGTAAACCGTACTCGGAAAAAACGCGATGGGTTGTTCGAGACAGATTTGGAATCGCGAAAAAACTCAGACGGGCCGTAGCTCCGTCCATGGCAGACCCGCGAGCTCGGCTTTGATCTGAAGCTCGCTCATGAACGGGAACCGGTAGCGCAGGTGTCCCTTCCTCGCCTTCCCCCTCAACTTCTTGACCCACGCCTTCCAGTACTCCGACCCCGGCGCCACGAGCCACGCGCCGCCGACCCCGCCCTTGTTCAAGTCCTCCACCATCGAGCCAAGAAACCTCACCACGAAGGGCTGCATCGACGTATGGCCGGCGAACTTGTGCGCGTCGACCTGGCATCGCTTCACGCCCCACCGCACGAGCTCATCGCGCAAGAGGTCGGCGAAGCCGCCGTCCGTGCCCGGGCCGACGTCCTTGTGGTTACGGTCTCGGACGTCGTTCTCGGCCGCGAGGCAGGCGTACAGGACAACGCGCAGGTCTTGCGAGCAGCTCACCGCGAGCCGGCCGGCGAACTCGGGAATATCGTCACGGTTGAACCCGAACTGAATCCCGTCCGGCCAGCCGTGCCCGAACAGCGCGAGGCAGTCGAGCGGCTCGTTTCGGTTCGCCGCGTGGATGGCTTCGAGCGTCCTCCGCATCCGGACCGCCTTCGGCATCCCGACGAGCGGCATTCCGACCACGCGGTCCTTCGGGACGTCGTGCGTCCGGGCGAACGCCTTGGCCTCGGGCTCGAACGCCCCGGTCGCGTCCGACTTCCCGGGCGTGTTCTTCGCGCTGTACAGAACGAGCGTGTTCATTCGGCCTTCTCTTCGACCGGCGGGTCGAGCATCTCGCAAACGCGCATCACGAGCACCGTGTTCGCGTACCCCTCGCCGACGAGCTCCTTCAGCTTGGCCGCCTGCTCCGCGTCGATCTCCACCTCGTCGTTTTCGAAGATGCGTTCGGCGAGCTTGCCCTGCTTGATCTTGTCCTTGGCCGACATCTTCTTTTGCGGGTTGACCTGCGCGAGCACCGTTATCAGCACGTCGCGCAAGGTCTGCGTCTTGCCGTCGTCGCCGGTGAAAGGCTTTCCTCCGAGAGCGTATAGCTCTTGCGTCACATCGAGTTTTATCATCGTCGTTCTCCTTTTGTGTTTGCGGAGTTTCCGCGAGAAGCGTCCCATCGATAGAAGGTAGCTACTTGTCGCTATGCTGTCAAGCGGATTAGGCCTGGTCGAAGAGGCCGACGTCGACGAGCGCCTGCACGACGTCGGAGAGCGCGGCCCAATTGTTATAGCTCGCTTTCGCGAGCTGCGCGACGGGCGTCTTGTTCCAAAAACCGAGCTTCTGCGTCGTCGCCGTTCCGATCTTCGTCCCTGTCGAAGCGCTCAACACTATGTCGGTGTCGATGATTCCGACAGGCGATTTCGTGTAAACGGAGTAGGCGAAGTTCGCATCGTCCATCTTGATGCCGTATCGCGTCGCGCTTCCGACCGCGTTCGTGTTCTTGATGTCGAGCCCGGTGATGGTCGCGCCGCTCGCGTCGTCCGTGTCGCCGGTCAGCTCGATGCGCTGGCCATAGATGTAATCGGTTGCGACGAGGCCAACGGCCGGGCTCTTGATAATCGTTTCAAGTCCGGTCGTCCCCTCGGCCGAAAACGTGTTTCCGCTCGGGGTGACGTCGATTCGGACGAGTTGCGAGGAACCCTGCTTGGTTGACCAGAAAACCACCTGGTCTCCGGCGTCCTCGTGCGCGAGATAGTAGACGCGGAACTGACCGAAAGCACCACCGGCCGAACCGTCGTCGACGAACTCCATGACGGGGCTGCCCGATGAGTCGATGATTCTGGCTTCCGGAGTAGCAAACCGAATCTCTCCCTTCGTCGCGTTCGAAGTCGAAATGAGAGTGAGGTTATTACTCGCGGCATTACCGCCGTAAAGCGTCTGTCCGCCGGCGCGTCCCGCTAGAAGCGCGTATTGAGAATGATCGTCTCCAGTCAAACCGGCGAGCGCGGAGTGTGAGAGAATATCGGTACCTCCGCTCGCGTGCGTGCTCGCGTGCGCCGACGGGGTAAATGTCGACGGAACGTCGGTCAAGTTGTTGTAGCTAACCGTTCCTCCACCGGCCGCGTCCGCGTGATTGTGCGTCGCGTTCACGAAGCTCGCGATCGTCGGAGTGGTCAGCGTCTTGTTAGAAAGAGTCTGTCCGTCGGTCGTGCCAACAATCGCGCTCGACACGCCATGCGCTGCGCTTGCACCGATGTGAGAGTCAATTTGCGCATGAGTGTTCGAGCCCGCGCCCGCGATGTTCTGATGGGAGAGCAGGTCACTTCCGCCGACTTCATGGCTCGAGGCGTGCGCGGCCGGCGTCGGCACGGCCCACGAGAGCTTCACGCCAGAGCCGCCGTCCGTCGCTACCAGAAGTGACTTGCCGATGTCTCCGAGGACTGCAGCCGGAGGCGTGAACGTCGCCCATGTCGGCGTCGTGTCGACCAGCCGCCACATCGATCCGTCGTCGGCCTGAAGCGCGAGCCGTCCTACGTGCCGAGCTTCGAGCGAGGTATCCGCTTTTCTCGTCGCCTGGTCGGCGTACTCCAGATCGTTCGGAATATGAATCGAGCCAACGGTTTCGAGGTCGTGATATTGATTCGTTGACATGCTATGCCCACTTTCTCGAAATGAGCCGGTCGCCGTCCTCGCGCTGGACGATCGGCGTGTCGGTGTTGCGCGAGACGAGGAACACGATTTGCGGTCTGTACTCCGGCACGCCCGCGTCAATAACCACTTCGTCCGTCGCCTCGGCTCCGTCGATTACTATCTCTTCATATGGTGAATATCGCTTTGCCATCTTAGGCTATCTCCCTACGCACATCGAGAATCATCCGAAAGCGTCGCGGAAGCGTCATCTTCTTTCCACCCGAATCCGTGAACTCGATCTCGGCATAATTGCGCCCTTGCCGCAGGTCGCCAGCCTGCCAGGTCACGCGCCCGACCTCGGGGTCTGAGCCATCCGGAACCACCGTCCGCGTGATGTCGGCGCCGTTGAATCTGTCGACGTGCATCTCGATCGTCGAGTAGTCGCCGAGGTCTAGTCCCAAGAAGCGTAGAGTCAAATCCGGAAGCGTGTCGTTTTCTACCAGGTCGACAATGATTTGTCTCGGAACCGGCATCTCTCACACCTCCTGCTCTACTGTGAAAACGCCTTCGAGATGGACGTACTCGTCGGTCCCGTTCTTCCGCCGAATCTCATAGACCCAAGCAACACAACAATCGTTTTGAATTCCGGTCCAGTCGCTAGGCGTGAGTGAGAACGTGGTGACGCCCTTGGTCGGCTCGGAGTGCTCCCCCGTCGAGTTCGTTTTTTGAATTTTCTGGGTTCCGCCTTTTTGGTCCTTGACTGTGAACACGACGTCCTGTCCGGTGATGTCTATCGCTCTGCCATATCCATCGGTCAGGTAAAAATCGAAGCTCGCATTCGCGCCATAAACGACCGAGAGATTGACTACCGAAGGAGTACACTTGCACATGGTCAAATCCTTTCAACCACCGAGCCGCCGAGTCCGTCGGTATACACTCTTCCTCCGACGCCTTCTATCATAACATGCCCACCGAGTCCGTCGGTATACACTCTTCCTCCGACGCCTTCTATCATAACATGCCCACCGAGTCCGTCGGTATATACCCTTCCTCCGACGCCGCACAAGGTCCAATCATGCGCGATGTCCTCTGCCGTAGCGGTAGCCGTCGACGTGCCATCGGACAGTCCTGCGGCGACGTAGACGCAGACCCCAGCGCCCGCGACGATGGACGTTCCGTCGGACAGACCCGCTCCCTCGTGAACGGTGCCGCCGCCCTGGTCGACCTGCCCGGTTCCGGTTGCGGTCGAATAGCCGTCAGATTGCCCTTCGCCGCCAAGCTCGAGCAGCGCCGAGCCGACGACCGCGGAAGTCCCGTCCGATTGACCTTCACCGACAACCGTGAGAATCGCCGAGCCGACGACCACGGACGTCCCGTCCGCCTGTCCTGCTCCGGTGTGCTCGACCGTCGAGCTGCCTGTCGCGGTCGAATCTCCGTCGGCCTGGCCTGCGCCGACATAGACGCACTGTGCGTCTCCGGTCGCGACCGAGGTTCCGTCCGATTGCCCGGCACCGGCGTACGTGCAAAGCCCGGCTCCAGTAGCCGTCGAGTCTCCATCGCTTTGCCCCTCGCCGAGCAGCTCGCTTCCGATTGTCCCGGTGCCCGTGGCCGTCGAAGTGCCGTCGGACTGCCCCGAACCGACGAAGACGCCGACACCGGCCGCCGTTGTATCCGAGGTACCGTCGCTCTGCCCGGCTCCAGGCAGGACGAGAGCACCGGCTCCGATGGCCGTCGAAGTGCCGTCGGATTGCCCTGCGCCAACGAACTCGCCGACCCCTGCTCCGGTCGCCGTCGAGCCGCCGTCGGATTGAGTCTCGCCGTTGAGATCCTTCGCTCCGGTAGCGGTCGCCGTCGAAGTACCGTCGCTCTGGACATCTCCCGCGAGGTCGAGACCACCGAGGCCTGAAGCGGCCGACGTGCCGTCGCTTTGTCCGGCACCGACGAAGACGCCGACCCCGGCCCCGGCCGCAGTCGAAGTGCCGTCGGACTGCCCTGCTCCGGCGAGCGTCGCAATCCCGGTCCCGGTAGCGGTCGACGTTCCGTCGCTCTGCGCCTCTCCGTTGTGGACGGTGCCGGAATCATAGGTGACATTCCATTCGAGCGCGCCGATCTCGACCGTCGACTTCTTGACGACGGTCCCGTAGATATACGCCTCGACGAGCGATCCGTCGGCGGTGCCGAGGCTCGAAGCGTTCCAGGTCGCCGAGATAATTTCGCCAGACGACGAGCTTATCGTTCCGCTCGCTATCTCGCCGAGGTCGCCGCCGTTCTCGTACAAGTGGATCGAGTACGAGGGATCGTCGCCTCCGGGCTGATTGTTGTGGCGAACCCACCACCGAAACTCCTGCAAGCCCGCACCGGTAGTCGGGTTTCCGGTCGGCGTCGGGAACGTCGTGCGAAGCATAACGTCGCTCTGCGCCGATGTCGCGGTAAGCCAGTTCGAATCCGGCGAATCGGGATCGTCCTGTATGTCCGAAACCGACCCCGACAAATTCGTCGACGCGGCGATCGCGTCGGGCGATTGTCGTTCGGTCGCCACTCACTACGCCTCGGTCAGCGTGATGTTTCCGCTTGGAAATTTGAACGTATCGCCGTTGTTCACCGTCTTCGACGCCGTGAGGTCTCCCCAGTACAGGAAGTTGCCTCCGGTCACCGCGTCGAGTATGGCGAACGCGACCACGGTTCCCCAATCCGCCGTAGCGGTAGGGAACGCGATCTCGGCGTTCGTCGACACCGACCCACCGGACGGCGATGCCCACTTGCCGGAGCTGCTCTGTCGAGCGTACGAACCGCCACTCACTTCGACGCCTCCACCCGCGTCCGTCGGAGCGGTCGTGTAGAGCGCGACGTAAGGCGTCGGCGCCGTGCCGAGATCGTTCGTCTGCCCCGAGGCCCACTTCATAACCTCGGCCTCGTAGTAGTCTGATTTAGAACCGGCCATTTTCTACACTCCTTTTTTAGTGAACGCCATTGCGCAACGAAAACTCTCGGAGCGCTTCGACGACTTGAGAAACCTGTTCGTGTTCCGCAGTGATTTGACTTTTGAAAAAATCTCGATGCTCATCGAGTGACGCTCGAAAGTCTTCGCGCTCCTGTTTCAACGAATCGCGAAAATCGTCGCGCGTTTGCGTGAGCGCCTCTTTGAAATCTTTCGCCAACCTCGGAATCGTCCTTGTGAAGGTGTGGTACACGAGCCACACCACGACGCCGAAAGTTCCGAGACCGCCGACCAAATTGAGAATGATTTCTGTATTACCCTCCACTACCTTCCTCCTTCCTGCTTGACTTTGCAACGCGCACCTTGGTCTTGTCCGCGGAGAATAGCAGATCGAAACCTCTCGATGGAACACCGAGACGGTCCTGAATCTCAAGAGCGATCCTTCCCATCTCCTGCTCAAGCGCTCGGATGTGCTGTTCCGCAAGGCGCTGCTTCAGCGCAAGATTCTCGATCCGCAGAGTCTCGACCTCTTCGAGTGAGTACTCTCCTTCGAACGAAGGCTCGGTCACTTCCTTTTCGGTCACCGACTCGCGTGCTTTGATCAAGCGCGCGACGTTCTCCTCGGGAGTCGCTTCGGCTTTTTTCTCTGGCTCGCCCATCATTCCACCGTCCCTTCGAAATGCCCCGCGTCGATCAGATACTGAAAGAGCTTCGTACCAACGCCAGTCATCACCGTCGACATGAAGTCCTGATACCCCTGCCCCGAGAGAGTAATCGACAGCCGTGTCTTGTCGGGAATCGGAATGCTCGGCTGGAACCCGTTCTCGTCTTTGACGCCGAGCAGAACCTCCAGGTGTACTCGTTTTCGTTCGAGGTCGAACACCGCGCGGTTGATGTTGACATGGGTCAAGTCGTCCGCGACGTCGCCCATCTTGAAAGAGTTGGTCAAAAGAAGCATCGAGTCCTCCTCGTTACAGCGTCGCTTCGATGAGCGTCGCGGTCATTGTGCTCTCGTCTGCCACGGCGTCGATGGTCTCGCCAGCGGCACCGGTCATCGCCCACACCTCAATGTACTCGGACACCGGATCGAATTCCACGATGCAAGAGAGGTTCGCGGCGTGGGAGTAATCGGTATCGGTGTCGACCAGGAACTCACACCAATCCTCGAATCCGGAGCCGTCCTTCATAACTTTCGCCGATACGAGGTAGGCCGCAGGATAGCTCGAGTTGTTGAACTGCAAGCTGACGTTGATGAGATACTTTCCTGCGATTGTCGCCTTGAGCTGGCTTGAAGTGACCGACATATTTTTCGAGATGCTCGCAGTATCGGGCGTGATATTCGTCCACGAATTTGTAACTTGCGTCGTCGAGTTCAGTGCACCGAACCAGTAGGCATAATCGGGGTAAGTCGGCTTCCAGTTCGCCCCGTCATAGATGTACGCCCGGTCGTCCGTGGTGTTGTAATGGATGTCGCCTTCAAGTGCATACGTCGGCGTTGACGCTTCTCCGAGAAGACGAATGTCCGCACGGTCGCCGCCTCCGGAAAATTCTCCACCGACCGCATCGTTCCCGGTTCCGTCGCCCTGACCTCCGAACCCCCCCGCACCGATTCCGCCGTTTTGATTCCCGGAGATTGACGTGTGTCCGGTTCCGTAAGTCCCGTAACTTCCTGGGGAAGTCCCTTTGCCTCGAACACCGAGCGACGATCCTTCTCCGTAGATCCCGTTCACACCCCCGCCCGCGACACCCGCTTCGTCTCGTTCGGTAGTAGAGAACCAAGAAGTGAACCCGTTCCGCCTTGCGACGATACCCGGCTGCCCTGCCGTCCGCCCGTAGAAGTTGAGCGGTGCATCGATAGTATCGTCGTCCATGAAGACAAACGCGACGCTCCCGGTTCCGGGTACCTTGATCTCCAGAGAGTCTTCCGGGTTCGTGCTCGGCCCGTCGTCGAACCGCTCGTCTATCCACTTCAACCAGTCGCCAGTGATGCCTTGCAGCCAGTTCTCATACCCATAAGGCGGAGCCTCTTCGAACGTCCAACCCGTGTCCTTCTTTCCGCTCGACGGCTCTGTTCGCGTACCGGTGTCTGCCCATCGCGGGATCTTCGTTGGTTTGGTGTATGTCGCCGCCATTAGTACACGCCTCCGTATTTGCCCTCGTCAAAACCTTGTCCGGCGGTGTCGAACCTGAACCGCTCCGCCTCCGGAACGCCGTGATAGATAAGATGCGAAAGCACTCCTGCCGCAGTCGCCGCGTGAAGCTGGTCCCCAATTCGATGCGCTTCGTCCTCGTCTTCCACCGCGTCGACAAGCTCCACAGTCAACGCCGCAGGAAAATACTCGGTCAACACGACCGCACTCCCCTCGCCCAGCACTTCGAGCAAGTGAAGCAGGTCAATCGGTGTGCCTTCCGATAGGTTTACCAAAATCCGACCTCGGATAGCGAGTCGATAGTCATCGTCGTTCCGACCAAGCCGTCCTTCACCGACAATCGCTCCGAGTGTATCGAGCTGAGCACCGATCGCCGTGTTCAAGTCGCGCTCTTGAAGCAACTCAAACAGCGCATCTTCGAGGTCCTGTACCTGGTCGACGAAGGCCCCAATCACCGCCGCGATGTTAGGCTTCCCCTTGTACTGCTCGACGAGGTTCGCCACCGCCTGCGTCACATGCGCCGATACTTTCGCGAGTCCCATCACGCCACCGTCACATCGATGTCAAGAGAGCTGAACGTGGCCAGCTCCCGAGTTGCAATCGCAATGTTCACCGTTCCTGTCGGCGGGTCGGTGTCGTCGATCTTGAACACCGTCACGTCGATAACCCCGGCGATATCGAGCGGAATCGCCTTGAAGACCAGGGCGATGACATCTTGACCCGAAAGCAGCGAGTCGCCGTAGGCCACAAGCGCCGCCTTGATTTGTTCCGACCCATCGCTCGGGAACAAGTCCGAATCGGTATCGACCGTCAAGTCGATGTAGATTGGGATGGGCGTCGGCTTGCTCCACTTGATTGTGTGGTCGATGCCCTGCGTATCTGTGACCGTGTCCGACTCGGAGCCATAGGTCTCGATCCCCGCGGGCTTGTTCTCCCAAATCGTCTCGGCGACCTCCTGCTCCTGTGCAGCCGTCCAGCTCACGCGCTGAACCACGCACTCGAAAGAGTGCGGAGGAAGGCCGTCGCCGTCGGTGACGTCCGTCGTGTTCTCCAGCACCGTCACCTGAAGCACGCCGTCGATTTCAAGAAGGTTAGCTCGAATCGCCTCTACCGTCGACGACCCCGCCGCTTGAAGCAGAGATTCGCGACGAGCGCGAAGCTCCTCGTCGGTTTCCAGGTTGGTCCCGACGACCGCGTCCGCCGTGTTGAACCCCTTCACCTCGGTCGTCGAAAAACCAAGCGCACCGTTCGCCGTGCCGCCAGTCACCTCGATAGCAGAACCCGTGCCCTCGGTATCTGACTTCAGCCGCACGTAACCGTTTTGATCGGAAGCCGTCAGCCCGGTGATGTCTGCGGCGATAACCGTCGCGACCTCCGCCGCCGTGGCGTTGTTGATGTCGACAAAATCCCCGGTGTTGAACGTCGCGGTCTGCACCGCGCCCTGGTCGACCTTTATCGTCAGCGTCCATCCGTCGGTGAGGTTGTAGGTCTCCGCGTTGCCCGAAGTCAGTTGAGCCGCCGCGCTCCACCCGGATACCGGAGTTTGAATCGTGTCTATCGTTCCCGCGAGGCCGACGATCTCGCCGTTGTCCTCGGACTCGGCATCGACCGATAGCGTCGCATTGTAGCCGAGAGAATTGGTCAAAGCGGTCTTGGTGACGAACCGCGCGCCCTCGCTGCCTACCGAGACCACCGAGCCCGCAGGCACGGTCACCCCTGAGTCGAGGAACATCTGGTCGAGGGTCACGGTGGACGGCGTCGCCGCCAAACGATAGACGCCCGTGAGCGCGCAGATGTTGTCGAGCGCGTCGCCACTTGCCGAGTCGGGCTGAAATGCACGATACACCGCTTCGGCGACATCCCAAAGCTCGCGGAGCTTGTCTCCGATGACTCCGGTGATCTGCCCGAAGACGTTGGTCGCGAGGAAGCTCAGTGTCGGAGAGATCGAATCGCGCAAAGCGGTCTCTATCTCCGACTTGATGACGGTGAGCGTCTTCTTTACGAAACCCGTTGTGTCCACGCCGTAGGTCATAGGATGAACTCCTCGTTGTACTCTATCACGCCGTCGTCACAAGTACCACGAAATGAAACGGACAATAGCCGCGTGGTCCCGTCAAAATCGATATTCATGTCCTCGATCGAGAGCATCCCCGGGACCTTGATGATTGCCTCGCGGTAGAGCTGCTCAAGCTCAGCGAGCCGCGGCTTCTGTCCGAGCACGCGGTCGAAATATGGAACCCCAACACGGGTGTCGAGGAACCATTCGCCCTGAAACGTCTTCAGCGACGTGGTGACGTGCTGCGCCACGGCGTCAACGCCATCGACAAGCACGAGGTCGTCATTCTCTATCGCGAGGTCGCCGCCTGTCAGTTTCAAATCCATCTAGTCCGCCTTCAAATTGGTCGACTGTATCGTCGCCGCTACCCACGGCACTGTCGGAGTCGTAGTCGGACTACCCGGCGCCGCTGAAGTGTGGACGTGGGTATTGAACGCCGTGACCAGAAGATTCGCCATGGCCACAAACCCGCCGACCGCCGCGATGGCGCCCTTCGTCACTATCTCCACCGTCGAAGTCTTCGCACGCACCTGCGCCCCCTTCTCCTTTCCGAACACCGCCGCGCCCGAGAGAATCTCTTTCAACGCGCTGGGCACGGTCGCGAGACCGGGTATCGCAATCGCATCGCTCAAGTCATGCTTGCGAAAGTCTTTCGGATTCGTGTCGACCTTTCCGGTCGTGAGGTTCCACTCGTCGATCGACCTCTCGCAAATGAGCAGAAGCACAGTGTCGCCGACGGCGAGCGGAAGGTGCATGAAAAAGCCACCGGCCCTTGGCCAAAGCACCGGGACTTCTGGAATCACCGGAAGCACGTCGACGCCCTCGCTACCATCGTCGTTGATGTACGGGAGCTGAACGGTCGGCTTCACGTCGGCGCGCTGAGTTCCGGCGTTGTACTTCACCACGAGGCCCGGAAGCGCGACGTGTGTGTCGGCGAGACCCTGATCGACTGCCGCCTTGAGAAGCTCGGCAATGGTCGGGCTTCGCGTTTGTCCTAAACGCCCCGTCATATCGTCGCCGCCTTCCCCTCGAACTCGGTATACCAGTCCGTTCCCCAAGTGTCGCCGACATATTGCGTCCGCCCGACCTTGAACGTGCCGCTCTTGTCCGCCTGCTGCGACACGATCCACACCCGACGGCCTGGCCGAATCGCGCCCTGCAGCAAAGAGCGCGCCGTGATGCTTCCCTTCTCGCCCTTTTCCGGTGCGCCGATGAGTCCGGTGAACTCGTTCAACGTGACCAGCTCCTCAACCGTCGTCTCGTCTGGAGCGAGAACCTGAAGCTGTCCGTCTTGAATTGACCAAGTGTAACCGGCCGCCGTGACATACTTGTCGAGAATGTCGGCGATGCGCCCGTTCACAACGACCCCGGTCTTGAACGCCGTCAGCCCGCGACGAGGTGCAGCAAACTTCACCGCGCTATTCCCAAGCCCGAGGCCAAGCCTCGCGGCGCATGCCTGCAGAAGAGAGAACAAAGTCGTACCTGGACCGAACGCCAAGCTCATTCGACGCGATCCGAACTCAAACTGACCATCACGAGCTTCGAACACCGTAACCCAATCGGCACCCTCACGCCGACTGTCTGCCCACTCCAGAGAGCCAAAGAACAAACGATCCTTTCGATTGAGATATCCCGCATCGATGGACACCGGCAGACCCTTGACCTGTATCGCTTTCCGCTTCTGCTTCGAGAGGTTGTAGATTTCAATCGAGGCGGAGTTCGGAGTTCGATCTTCTGTTTTCTCGATAGAGAACCGAGTTCGTAGAACCGGAGTCGGCGTGCCGACCGGTTTCTCAAGCCGGGAAGGAATCACGATCGAACCGACCATCAGGCGGCAGTCTCGATCAAATAACGGGCGCACGGTCATGACAGCGCCCCTATATCTGCCACCGGAGCGTAACCCATCACAACGTCCTCGCCGAGCTCGTCGAGCCCGGGGTCCGATGGCACGTCGCGCGTATCGAGAAACAGGATCTCTCCGAGCGGCCGGTCCTCCGAACGGTCGAGACGAATGGTCGGCCAGTTGATAACGACCTTTAGGCCGGACCGAATGCGGTTGCCTGCCGTGTCGAACAAATTCATATACCAAAAGCCCTCGCGGGAGTTGAACTGAAACGAGCACTGAAAGTCCGTGCCGTCGAGTTCGACAACGAAATAGAACGCTCCCAAGGTTCCCGCGTCGGTTATGGGTATGATTTCGGTCGTCATCTACGCACCAAATAAACTCCCGGCTAGACTGGAGAGGAGAGAACCGGTCTTCGCGTCCTGCGCACTGCTCGCCGCGTCCTTGCTTTTCTTGCCTGCGTTCTGCGCCTTCTGCTGCGCCTTGTCCACCGGAACCGGAACGTCTTGGCTCAACGACAACGCGAACTGAACCTCGCGCATCGAAATGGTGCAGTCGAGGACGTTGCCCGTCGCCGCCTCCCGCCGAACAGCGATTGTCTCAATGGCCATGTTGGTATAGGTACGAAGCGATGTCTTCACCTGACAAAGCGCTTTGTTGCGCTGAATACTTCGAAGCGCCTCGTATGCTGCCGTGACTCTATCCGAGCTCGGCGTCTTGGCTCCGACAACGGGGCTGTTCGCCGGAGCTAACGCTTGCAGGCTCGCCGCAAAAATGATCGGGGTGTTCGTCACTATCTCGCTAATCTCGATGGCGTCCGGAAGCTGGCGGATATGGTCAGTGATACCGATGCCGGTCTCGACGGGATGACTCACGACCTCGGCCGAGTCGGTGTGCGTCTCGCCCACGCTCGCATCAAACCGCACACCAAGCGGAACGGCAGGAGGAAGAGTAGTTATCTCGACCTGCTGCTTTCGAAATATGAGATCCGTCAAGCCCATTGAGCTACCCTATCGGAATCGGCGACTTGTTTGTGAATGCGCCCATCGCGTCTCGGTTCACTTTGTCCATCTGCTTCTTCACTTGGCGTCCAACCTCGGCCGCGAGCTGCCCTTCGTTCATGCCCGGCCCGGCGTTCACGCTCACATCGATATTCGTGCTCTGTGTTACTGAAGGAGAACCGCCAGGCCCGACAGTCACGACGCCGCCCTGTGCCTGCGCAGCTTGCGCCGCTCCGACCAGGGCGCCGATGTTGGGCATCTGTAAAATCTTTCCTCCTGCCGTTGGCAGCTTTTCGGTCAGCCCAAATACGCGATTGATCGCGTTCTCCACAGGTGTAATGAAGTTGTCGACTATCCAGTTTTTGATACCCGTCAACTTCTCGACAAATTGCTCCTTCCATTTTTCCATGCCGGCAGCCACTAAGATCGTAAACGTCTCCCATCCTGTCGACCACCATTCCTTCATCTTAGCAACGGCATCCTGAACTACGTACGCGACTTCAAACCATAGCTTTTCCCATACAGGGAGAGTATCTTCCCCGGCCGCCTCTAGGTCGGACAAGAATAAAGCGAGCCCTTCGCGAGCCGCTTGGATGTACCCGGTGATATCTATTCCGGTCATGTCCTCCAAAGCGCTTATGAAATTACCAATCACGCTGGGAGCGCCATCGAGATAGGCCATCAGGTCCTCTACGATTAGCAATACCAAACCGATTAGAATGGCCCATTTTCCCCAAGCGCCCGCTCGAAGAAGTTTGATAATCCCATATAGAGCAACACCGACAGCGGCCCAATTTTTGATGAAAGAAGGAAGTCTGAAAACCAAACTCGCAATAACTCCAATCAGCTTGCCGAAGAACCCGACTATTCTCGAAATGAAAATCCCGGCCTTCTCGAAGCTCGATCGGACTCCGAGCATCCCCTTCACCATTTTCTCCAATGAAGGAAGAATTCTCAATCCGATGGTCGTCATGATATCGCGGAACATTGCGCCAAGCGCCTTGGTCGCATTGGCCCATCCGCCGGCCGTCTTCGCCGCGTCGCCCTGCGCGGCGGAAGTGGCTTCCATAATATATCCGTATCGAAGCGCCGTCTTCTCGGCGTTCGTCATCTTCTGAATGCTTTTCGTTATTCCCTGAGAGTGGGCGTACTGCTTCAGCGTGGCTTCGTTTAGAACGACACCGAATCGCTTCAGAGGCTCGGCCTCGCCAGTGATTCCAGAGCGCAGCGCCATGAGCACGTCGGGTTCGGCCGCGTTGAAAAAACTACCGAGGTCGACGACGAGCTGTCCAAGGCCCATCGACATCTTCGCCGATGCCTCGGCGTTACCGTCCATCATGGGCGTGAGCACCGCTCCGAGCGTCGCAGCATTTTCGCGCATCGCGAACTCGGACCGCCCGGCTTCTTTCGCGAACGAAGCCGCCCAATCTTTCACCGCCGATTGGTTCTCCTTGAAAGCAGCGTCTAAGACGTTTAGAGTTTCGTTCGCATCGCTCGCGAAAGAAACCATGTCTTTAATTCCTTCGATTACTTTGAACGCGGCGAAGAAGCCTATCATCGAAGTCGCTAGATTTTTCCAACTTTTAGCGACCTCGCCAAAAATATTTTTGAGAACTGACACGCGCTGACCAGTCCTTTGCACGCCGGCCTCTACGGCACCGGTCAGCTTGGTCATGTTCCCTTCGGCTTTTTTGAAGCTTCCAGAGTCGGGCTTGATGCCCAATAATGCGACTAGCTCACGAACGACCATGCGACTCCATCGCCTTTCTCTCCGCCTCTTCTCTCAAATCGAGCGCGGCGTTCGCGTCGAAGACGTCGTTCAAATCATAGTAGGTCCCTATCTCTCGCAACGTCGCGACGCGCTCGACGACGAGCCGCCACACAAGCCAGTCTATGTGCTCGGGGACAGGGACTCCAGTCCCGTCACTGCTCCGGCGCCTCGCTCTAGAATCCCTGTCAGCAAGGCGCCCACCGATTTTCCCCACTGCACCTTCATTCCCCACGCGAGCCACTGGTACATCTCCTCGAGCCTGCCGAGGAAGTGCGCGTCGAACTGCCCTCGATCGAGCTTGCCGGAGCCCTCGACGATAGTGACTTCCTTAAGCGCTCGAATCACGTCGTCGAGCACCTTCTCGTCGAGCTCCCCGAACAGAGCCGCCGCGGCCTTGGTGAAGAACTCCGTCGGCACCTCCTGCTCGAGCGCGTCCTTCCCTCCGGTCTTGGCCGCCGAGAAGAACGTATCAAACACCGGGCCGAGAGCCGGCCCGACCATCTTGATGACCCGAAGAAAAAGCTTGTGACTCTGCATCGGCGGGAGCATGTGCATCGTGTACTCGTGCTCTCCGATCGTCGTCTTGTGCGGCTCAACCTGTGACACTAGCTACCTCCGATGAACGGAATCGCGTGGTTCGTTCTGAAGACCCACTCTCTGTTCGCGTCGGGCGCACGGTTGAACCCGGTCGCCGGTGGCTTCTGAATCCACGCCTTCTCCGCCGTCTGCAACGTCCGGCCGTTGTTGTCCTTCAGGAGCATCGGCTGAACCCCATCGCCGTTCGGCGAGAGAATGTCGAGGGCGTGAATCGCCGAAAGCAGGTCGTTCGTCACGCTCGTCTGCATCAACAGCGCCGTGATCGTCGCGGAGTTGTTGTTCGACTTCCCGCGCGCGGCCTCGCCATCGACGCCCATGACGAGGCTGAAGAAGTCCTCGTCGTACTCCCAGTTGATGAACGTACCTTCCGCGAAGCCTCCGAGAATGATCGGACCGAAGGTCAGAATCACTTCGTCGGGAGCGTACGGGAAAAGCCTGTTGTTTACGGTCATGACTTACCTCCTTAGACCGACACTACGCCGGAGACTGCGACCGTATGGATGGCTCCCGCGAGCGTCGCCGTGAACTCGACGTCGGGCAGGAGGCGATTCGCCTTGTCCGCCGCGGGCACGTCCGCGACCTTCGGCACCGTCACCGTAGGCTCGGGGTCGGCCGCGTAAAGGTCGTTCCCTACGCCCTCCATGAGCACCGCTTTCACGGTGCCCTGAATTACCGACGCGCCCTTGTCTGTGTACGGGATCTTCTTGGCGTTCGCGAGTACCGAGAAAATGTTCTCCTGCATCCGGACCTTCGTCCAGTCGATGCCCCGGACCACGTCGATCCACTCGTTATCGGACACCTTCCCGTCTTGCGTGATCGAGATGCCGGCGAGTCGGTTGTAGAAGTTGCACTTCTTCGCGCGCAGGTAACCTATCTGCGTCTCGCTCAGCTCGGAGTACGTGACGCCCGCGAGCGTCTTGTACTTCCAAGTGATCGAGCCCGGGTCCTGCGGCAGTCCGTACCCGGCCCACGCGGCGCCCGCATACTGGTCTTGTCTCGGGTGCCACATGAGAGCCGTTCGCCCGTAGCTCGCCGCGTTCAGCGCCGAGGCCAAGTCGCTGCTCCCGCTCTCGATGATGTCGACGTCCGGCGAGGTTGGGAAATAGATCTTCGTCTGCGCTTCGGCCCATGCCGACGCGGCCTGAATCACCGCCTTGCCTTGGTTCGTGGTGACCAAGCCGTACCAGTCGTCATTCTCGATTTGAATCGCGGCTAGATCCTCGGCGATGCCGCTCGGCGAACCGTTCGGCGTGATGTCGTTCAGACCGAGGTAGTTGAAGAACTCCGCGTAGAGCCTGAACTGGTCGGCAATGGCGTCCGACTCGACATCGACATAGGAGGTTCCGTCCGTCGCCGTGACGTTCTGGTCCGCGCCGACGTAGTCCCACGTACAGGTGTTGTCAACGATCCCTGTACCAGTGCCCGTCGGACCGCCCGAACCCGCCGAGGTGCCAGCCGTCGTGCATATATACACCTTCACCGGACCGCTGTCGTTCGTGACGTAGCCGCCTACGGCGTAGCTCGTCGACGCCTGCCAAGCGGCTGGCTCGAGCGCGGCCGTCAGACCCGCCGTGATCTCGGCGACGGTCGGCGTGTCGTCGGTCGTGTAGTACCTCGCCTGTCCGTTGAGGTACGTCTTGTAGACCGTCGACGCCAACGGCGAAGCGTGTGGCGTGATCCGTATCTTCTGCTTTTGCGTGTTCGCGCACCTGCCGACGTAGACTCGCGTCGGGCTGGGGTCTTGCGCGAAGCACGCCGCGGCCGCGAGGTAGACGAGGTCCGTTGTTAAGAACCCGTCGGCGACCATCGCCGCGAGCGAAGCGTACTGTCTCACGCGCTCGGGAAAAACTGTCGTGTACCCTGCAACCAACGGATACCCGAACCCCGCGCGCGTGGGGGTCTTCGTTCCGGTCGTGATTTCGATGGTTGCGACGTCATCCAAAACGGACATTTCGAAACCTCCTTTATGACAGGTCGCCGATTATCTCGTCGACTCCAAGCGCGGTCGACTCGACCGCGACCTTCTTGATGTATCCGACGAACTCGCTCACGTTCATCACGCAATTGAATTCGACATCCATCCCGGCGCGCGATACGAACCGCTCGTTCGTAAGCGCGGAAATATCAGTAACCGGGTTCGACCTAATTACTGATATTTCCGCCGCCTTGAACAACGCCTGTTGCGACGGCAAAAAAAGCGCCACTCGGGCTTTGTTCAAATACGACCTCGCGTTGCCCTCTGGCTTGTTCAGGTCCTCGCCCTCGACATACGCCTGACAAGAAACCGTCATCAAGCACGGTGCGCAAACGGTCTGTTCAACTTCGTACCCGGACCCACGGCCGAGCTGCGTATCGTCGCGAAGCTCGAACGCCTCGGGAATCGGATTGGGTCCAGATGTGATGAGCAACGACCCGAATGGATAAGACGGCTGTGGAACGCTCTGCCTTCGCCAAATCGTCTCGAGTCCTGTCGCGTCGGCGAACCACTGATGGATCGCGTTCTCGATCGTCTCCATGTCTATCGGCGACTCGATACTCATTGCCCTACCTTCACGGCCAGCACTTTGTAGTAGTTGCCAACCTCGCCCCAATTCGTAACCGAGTGGACCTCGTAGTCGACGTCCTCCCAAACTACGACGTCGGGTTGCTGCGACTCGCTCACGCTCGCGGTGAGAAGCTCTGTCTGCGTATAGAGCCTGATGTTCTCCCGCGTCCTTCGGTCCTCGTCGACGTCCTCCAGGTCCTTCGGCGTCGCGGGCTGAACGGAAGCCGAGATGGCGAGGTCGACGGACTGACGAGTCTGCCAGCGCCCGTGGTCGTCATAGGCTCCGGACAGCGGGCGCCGAACGACGATCGCCGAGACCATCCCGTCAGGGGGTAAACAGGCGAACGCTCGCCCGAGGCATTTTTCCAACAGCGTCACCGCTCAACCCCCGACAGGTCGACGACCTGCACGCTGAACGAATTCCAGAACTGACCCGTAACCATCAGAGGCGTGTCGCCGTAGTCCGCTCGAGGTTTACCTGTGCTGGCCTCTCCTTCCCACGTGCTATCCGCGATTCCAGGTTCCAGACCGGCTTTTATTTTTCGAAGAATGTCGGAACGATACTTCTCTCCGAGGAGCAGGGTCTCTCCGTCGACCTCCGCCTCACCGCCCAAAATACGCTTGGCGCTCTTGGCCGCGATTCGCTCGTACTTCTGAATGTTCTCGTCGAAGGCCGACCGCATCGGCGAGCGCTCCGGTATCTTTCCATCGATCGTTCCGTACTCATGGACCGCCGCATTCGTCGCATTCGTCCATCCGCCCTCGTAAGTCGCCTCCGCCTCGGCACCCTGGACACCGACCTTCGCAGTTCGTCCCGATCGGGTTCGTAGCAGCGCGCGCTTGATCTTCGCCCAACCACGATCGATTATTTTAACTCGCCCGCCTGGCATCTCGAATCGCCTGCTCCTTCTTGACTTGTTCTTTCGCGGCCTCCCGCAACACCTGCCCAAACTCCTCCTCGGTCGCCTCGCCCCGCACCGCCTTCTTGACTATCTCGATGCCGAGCGTTGCTTTGACCTCCGCGCAGTTCGTGACGAGCAACGTCTCTATCCATTCCGGCAGATGAATCATGCTTTACTCCCTCGTCACGTAGGAACCGGCGGTGTCGTTCCAAGATACTCCCGCTCCAGGCCACGTCGCGTGAGTCGTTCCGCCAAACGGGAACTTGATTGCACCTGCCGGCGCAAGAATGTCGGTGTTGCCGTCCTTCAGAATGAAGTGGCCGTCTCGGCCGACCTCCAACGAGTAGTTGCCCGCGCCGAGACCAGAGGCGTTACCCTTCAATGAGTAAGAATAAATAGTCGCCGGACCCTCGACCTTCATCGCAGGTGTGTTAGCCGCCTGCGCGCCCCGCTCTACCCAGGCATAGTACAAAATCATGTACCCGTCTTCAGTGTTCAGGCCACCGCCGTTGTAGCCCTGCTGTTCGACGTAGAGAGTGTCGAGGTAGGCGTAGTCGGCTCGAGCCACAATGCATTCTCCGCACATACAGTGCGTGATGTCCGTCGCCTTTCCCAGCGTGAATATCTGATCCCTTGTGGTGATGAGCTTCAGGTTCGAATCCCACGATTGGACCGACCGATTTCCGAGCGTGTCGGTCTCGACATAGGTCGCTAGGCTGTAGGAACCTTCGAGCCCGGATTGATCCAAAAGACCGGTCGGCCCCGCTAAATTCCAATAGGATGTGGATATCTCCACGGTGCCGGAGCCGAACGCGGTGTCGACGAAGGAACAGAACGGCGTACGAATGTCGATGTTCTCCAACACATACGCACTTCGACTGGCGTACGAACTCGTGAACTTGATTCCCGCGATTACAAATTGTGCACCGTATCCTAGACCAAGTCCGAGAAACGGCTTGGACGACCATTCACCACGGATGTGCATCCGCTTGTTCGTCGAGATCGTTACTGCCTGCTCGACAATCGAGAACGTGTTCCCGACCTGCCACGGCGAGCCACCGTCGATGCCTACCCGAATCTCGTCCGTGTCGTTGTAGAAAATGGCAGACATCTCGTTCGCTCTCGGCCCGTTGGCGAACAGCGCGAACTTTCCTCGATAGGCGTCGGGCGTCCAGCCCGGCGAGCCGCTCGCCTGAATGTCGTTACCAAAATACATCCACGACCACGCCTGCTGAGTCAGCGGCGTCACTGCCGCGATCGTGTGCGGACCCGACAGAGTCGTCGGCGTGAGACCGCTTGCGTCGACCACGATTGTTCCACCGTCAAACCGATGAGCGATGAGGTCCGGCCAATCGGTATAGGTGCCCGCAGTCGGTCGAATCGTGACGACGTGCTTCACCACATAGGGAACCACGCTAAACGCCTTTGTGAACGTCGCGAACGGTGCCGACGCCGAACCGTCTCCGGTCGTGTCGCTCCCGCTCGTGCCGTCGACATAGATGTCCATATCCGCAAATGTCTCGCTCATCGAGACCGGCGAGATACCGAAGCCCTGCGGCTTCAGCTTCACCGGCACTCGCCCTCCGACGGTGCCGCTCTCAATCGCGCGCCCGACTACGAAAGCCGAACCGTCGGCCGGAACCGCGCGCCCGCTCGAATCGGTCATCACGAGTTCGCCCGCGGAGACGGTGTCGCCGAGCTCGACCTTCGTACTTCCCGAGACGCTCACGACGGCCGGCTGCCCCGTGTTCGCTTTGTTCTCCAAGACACCGTCGACTACCTCGCCCGCGACGGTACATTTCGAGACCGCGTTCTCCGCCGTAACCTTGACAAATCGAAATTGATGCGCGGTGAGGTCTTCGGCCGCTACCGCTCCGGGGAGGTTTCTCAAAATGCCTTGATAAGACATCGCGCTCTCCTGCTACCAAATCCAGTTCGGGTCGTCGGCGTCGCTCTCGTTCGTCACTCCGTCGGACGGGCCGCCCGGGATGTCGTTCATCGCCCGGCTGAAAGCCGGCTGCACGGCATCGGCGTCCTCGGAAAGCGTCTGCTTCTCCGAGATGCTCAGACCTCCGAACTTCGGAAGCACAATCGCCGTGCCCTTCGTGATGCCGTTCGGGTCGAGGTCTTTGGCTCGCGCCGCGTACTCCTTCGAGACGGCCGCCGCGTTCGATGTTTGCACGTCTCCGACGCGCACGCTCACCGCGCAAGATGCGTACTTCGCAGCTAACGCCCGGCAAACGAGCGCGGCCGCATACTTCACCTTCGGATACTCAGTCAACGCCCATGCGATTTCCTCGTCGGAGGTCTGCTGATCGTTCGTATCAGTATCCCCGACGAGGTATCGCACGGCGTCTTTGTCACTGGCCGAAGGGTCTGTGTAAGACCACGTCACCTACTTCGGCTTCTTCCTCTTCGGCGCCTTGCGCTTCGGCGCTTGGCGTTTCTTCTTTTCCTTCGGCCCCTCGGCGGGAGATTCCTCGACCGGCTCCTCGGGTTTCGTCTCGACGGGCTCCGGAAGCGGAGCGGGCTCGACGACGGGCTTGGCCACGGCGCGGATATTCTCCACTACGGGCTTTGGCTCGTCGTCGACCCACTTCACGTATTTCTCGGAGTCGCGCCAGATCGGAGACCACTCGGCCGCCTCGGGCACGGGGTCGCCGGCGTTCACGTAAATGTGAACGCTACCCCGCCGAATGAGCTGCCGGCGTGTCGCTACCCACATGACTAGGACATCACGTTGTTGAAGAACACGCCGAGGTCGGACGCCACGAGCTTCATGTCGTAGGCGATCGAACCCTCGATCCTGTCCGACTCGTTCTCCTCCATCCGGAACCGCTTGATCCGGGTGCCCTCGGCCGTCCCGCCGAGGTAGCCGTTCCACGAGAAACAGTACCCGGCGCTCGGTGCCATCAGGCTCGGGCGAGGAGCGGCGTAGTACAGCGCCACGTCCTTCGAGTAGATCCAGGACATGACCGCCGTCGCTCCCTCGTTCGCCGTGTCCTCGACCGCCGAGGCCACGACCACGCGGTCGAGCTCGAGAGCGCTCGCCAACAGGTCGAGCGTGACGATGCCCTTCTGCGTGTACTTGATCCGATCGAGCAGCTCCGTGTGGTCCTGCAGAACGCTCCACACGTCGCGGGAGAGCGCGAGCACGTTCGGCCGATACCCGGTCTTCTTGTGCATCGCGTCCATCTCGGCCCGAATGTCGGCGAACGGCGTCGAACTCGCCGCGTCCCACAACGGGGACACGGTGATGTCGGAGCCCGTCGAGCTGCCGGTCCAGATGCCGGTGGTGAAGAAGTTCGCGGCCCAGTCCTTCTCGCGCTTCAGCGCGAGCCCACGGGTCACGAACTCCGTCGCCTCGGAATCGAGGTTCAAGGGCGCATCGGCATTGCTGCGGATCTGGTCGTCCACGTCCTTGTGCAGCGCTTGCACCTTGGCAAAGTACGAGTCCGTGGAGATCTCGTATCCGCTTCCGGCCGACTCCGTGCCGGGCGCGCGATACTGCGCGTCGGTCCGGAACCACTGCTGCTTCGGGTACGTGAAGTATTGATCGCTCTGCTTCTGGACGGGGATGTTCGGAAACACCTTCGTCGCGATGAAGTCCTCCTGCCGCTGCAGGTAGGCGATCGAGATGTTGGTCAACGGTCTGTTGACATGGACGTCACTTGCTGTCGGCTGTGGCATATCTCACCTCCTCCTAGGTGTTCAGATAGCCGGTCGGCGCGAGTAACATCGTGCCGATCTCGCCATCCGCCCCGCCGGACAGAGCTTGTCCGCGAGCGAAGTTTCCGGGTGAAGCGGCTGCCACGGCGACGTCCGCCTTGCCGGCGGTCGTGCTCATGAGCAGGTCGTCGGGCGTGATGGTCGCGCCGAACTGGATCTTCGTCACGCCTTCGTACGCCACCTCAGCGATCTGCCCCGCCTCGGGTTTGTTCTGGAGAACGCCGACGACGTTGCCGCCAGCGGTCGTGTTCGCTGCCGCCTTGCCGTTGCTGTCCACGACGATGAACGTGAACTGCTTCGCAGAGAGGTCCGCAGCGGCGACGAGCGAGATGCATTTCAAGTCATGTTCGAATGCCATGTCTCCCTCCTATCCCTGCGCCGGGTGCTCGGCGAGGTACTGGTTGTACAGCTCCTTGCCGCGCGGTGACCCGAGGACCTTCGCGATGGCCTGCTCCTCGGTGAAGTTGATGTCGGTAGACTTCTCGACGAGACCCTTCGCGAGCTTCTCGATCTGACCCCAGGAGCTCGACTCGGCGCTCTCGCCGAACTTCGCGCCCGCCTCGGCGAAGACCGCCGATTTCTGCAGCGCCTCGGAGGTCGCCTTCATCTGCGCCCACTGCTTCTCGGCGAGCTTCGCGTCGACCTTCTCCAGCTTGAGGATGAGGTCAGCCTGCTCCTCGGCACTTTGGCCGGGGCAGTAGGAGAGTTCGTCCTTCGCCTTCGCCACGAGCTCTTGCCGCCTGCGCTCCTCGCGCTCGGTGTCGAGGCTCTTGCGGATCTCCTCGTTCTGCTTCGTGAGCGCGGAGATCTGCTCCTCGTGCGCCTTGCGGATATCGGCGAGCTGCTTCTCGACTTCGGTCGCCTCGGGCTTCTCCTCGCCCTCCGCCTTCTTGGCCTGCGCCTTCTCCTTCGGCATCGGGTAGCCCTCCTCCTCCTTCGGTTTCTCTTCGGCCTTCGCCTTCGGTGCGGGGTAGCCCACCAGACCGGCGAGCTTGTCCATCACGTCCTTCGGCAAGACGTCCTTGTGCGAAGCGAGCAAACGAAGCGCGCCCTTGACCGCCGCGACGGCCTTGTCGTCGAGCTTCGCTTTCGCGATCCACTCGTCGAGCTGCGCCTCTTCGTCGAGCTCCATCTCCAGGACGGCCTTCAAGACCTCTTCGTAATCCTGCATGATTTGCTCCTTTTCACGTTTGAAAACCGGGAACCGCTTCTTCTTGTTGGCGCCCCGGTCGACTAAGCTCACCTCGTCGGCGAGCAGATCGGACAGTTCTGTCAACGGCTTGTCGGTCATGTGGTCGGCCTTTCTATGAGATCAATGAACGTGACTGAAGGCATCTCCTTTCGAGACATCGGACGTCGAAGACCGAGCCCGCCAGGAGAAAAGCAATTGAGCTTTCCTGCTTTGAATTGCTTCCAAAGATCTTCGTCCAACTTCACTCCCATCGGCCAACTGCCAGAATGAATGATGTCGTCACCAAACTTCCGGCGATACACGCGGTGTGGTTCACCGCGCATAGCCTTGCGGTAGTCTTCGTGCGAGGGGTAAGGCTCTACCCAACTCTCGACCACCGTTGCGTTGGCTTTCTTCTGATGCTGGAGACCTACGACGCGAGACCGTTCAAGGTATCGGTGCGCGGTCTTCTCAATCTCTTTCGGTGGGTTCCAATCGTCGTGGGCGTCTTCTTCGGGGCCGTTCGTCCCGTATGGGTCGAGGACAACTCCGTAAACGATGCGTTTGACTTCGTCCGCCTTGGCGATGGACACCGACTTCGAGACGACCTTGCCGCTCCGCACATCGATGATCTGCGGGCGGTCTCCAGGCTTCGACCAATAAAGCCAGCGTTGCCGTTTTCTCTTCAGCTCGCTTATGACATCAGCGAGGTCGCGGCTCTCGGCCCACGGCGTCTGGTCTTCCGGCTTATCAATCAGCCACCGACGCCGCCCGCCGATAGGGGCGAACAGGATTAAGTATCTACCCTTCAAGTGTTTGCCGTCAAGAAAAATTTCTACCGCGTGCTGCCGCGCCATGCCCATCTCGTACTTGCCGCCGTCCAGCTTGAAGAACTTCGAAGACTTCTCCGCGGTCGCGCCGACCTCCCCCGGGCCAGTGACCAACGGCTTCCGCGCGCCGGCGTCGAGCCACTCTCTCGGCTGCGCGAGCTTCGGCGATAGCTCGATGTTGTCGCCCTTCTTCCAGCCGATCAGCTTGTCGCCCATCTCCCGGCCGCGGTTGTCCTCAGTCTTCCCGAGAAACACCGTGAAGCCCCATAGCTCGTCGCCGTTCCCGCTCAACCGCAGGTCGCCGTGTAGCGAGTGGTCGGTCTTGAGAAGCGCCTCCTCGCCGAGCTTCGTCTCCTCCTCGTCGAGCCCGCGCCAGTGATGTTGATAGGTGAACTCGCCCCTTCCCGTCTTCGGCAAGGCATCGTTCCAGTTCTTGTCCCAATGCCCGAACGCCGCCGCGGCGCGCGTGCCGCCCTCGGCCATCGGCCGGAGCAACGGCTTCGGCAACTGCTTCGCGACCGCCGACTTCCGCAGGCGCTCGCGAATGCGCTGCAACTTCCGCTTCACCTCGCCCGAGTCACCGAACCGCCGGACAGCCGACGGGTGCGGCAGGACGAAGTCGGCGTTCCGATAGTTGGACACCGCCGCCTCGGCCGTCCGCCCGAGCGCCACGATGATCTCGGGCGCTTTACTATCGAGCTGGTCTTTGAGCCAGTCCCTCCACTCCTTCACCTCGTCGACCGTCGGCTCGCGCGTCCTGCCCTGCTCGTCCTCGAGCAGCGCCGGCACGGCGTTCGTCAGAAGCACCTCGCTCCGCTTGAGACCAAGCGGCTTGAGGTACACGTCGTTGAAGGTCTCGCCGCCCGGGCCGGTGAACGGCTCTCGCCGCGCGACCTCGATCCGCCCCGGGCTTGCGCCGACGAACGCTATCCTCGCGCCCTTCGGCCCGACCGTCGGCACCTCGGGCCTCAACGCCTTGATGACGTTCGCAGGCAGGTACTCCTTGACATTGCCCTTCTCGTCGACCTCCTTGACCCGTAGCACGAGCTCCTGCGCCGCACGCTTCACCACGTCGTCGACGGTGTCGAGCCCGCCCTCGGCATCGCCGAGCACGCGCGGCACCCAGGCCGTCAGCGCTACGCCCTGCGGCGCGATGATCTTGTTCACGGTCTCGGCCTCGATGCGCACGAGGTCGCCGGGCCGAAGCCGGCGCCCGGTCGAAAACGTCTCACCGACCGGCACGAGCTTCTCGGGCGTGAACGTCGCCGGCGTGTCCTTCCCCGGCTTCACGGCGTAGTTGTAGGTCCAGACCCCGCCCTTTGTCCGGTTCGCCTTCGTCACCTGCGCTGTGAACACCACGGCGTTGTGGAACTTGACCCAGTCGTCTCCGGTGACGTGGTCGAGCTTGTACGGCGAGAGCATCCTCTTCGCAACGATTCCCTCCGACCCCGGGAGCTTGCGGATCTTCTCGACCGCCTGCTCGATCTCCCCCGGCGTCTTCGCGAGCTGCCCCGGTGCGACGTTGATCCGCCGCTTCAGATCTGGCACGCCCATCGTCCCGGGTCCGACTTTCTTGAGGACCTCAATCCGAGATTGCAGCGGCTTGCCGTGCAGATCGCCACCCCACCATAAAACGTCGTAGACGTTCGCGACGAGGTCCGAGTCGTCGGCCTCGTCCTTGCTCGCGAGGTATCCGGCCGCCGCCTCCCTCGGGAGATGCTTGCCGCGCTCCCAGCGCTCGAGCTCGGCGACGAGCACGGCGTTCCCGACGGGGAGTTTCTTTACCTCGGCGACGAGGCCGGGCAGGCGGTCGGTGTTGTCGTCGCCGTCCTCGCTCAAGATAGACACGTCGCTCCCGACCTTGTGGATCTGATGGTTCGCGCCGTCGTACTTTTTCTGAACCCAGGCCGGGAGCCACTTCTCCTCGCGCTCGGTGTATAGCTTGACGAGCCCCTCGACGGTCTGCGGCTCCTCGGCGAACGCCGGCCGGGTCGGCTTCGGCTGATAGAAGAAGTGCCCGGGGACTAGCTCGTCGTTCTTCTTCGAGCGCTCCGCCTGCGCGCGTAGCTCCGCAGTCGCCGCCCGCGCCTGCTTTATCACCCGCTCGCGCTCCTCGTACTCGGGAGGCGTACACTCGATCTTCTCGACGTGCGGCTCGCGCCTCCGCACCACCAAGTCAAACATCGGAATGTAGTCGGTGAAACTACCCTGCGGCGCGTCGATCAACTGCACCTGCGGCCCGCGCTTGTTCGGACTCAAGAACCGCCGCAACGCCACGCCCAACGACCGCCCGTCGATCCCGTAAGTCCCCGTCTCCGTGTCGTAGCTCGACCGGACCACAACGTCCACGTCGCCCGGCTTCTCGGCAACCGCCGCGCTCCCCGCGATGCTCACCCAGTCCCGACACAACAAGATCTCCTCGGGTATCTTCTCCAGCCGCTCGCCGATGAACTTCGGTAGCTCGCCCTTCTTCCCGCGCACGCTGTCCCGCCGCGCCTTCTTCAGCGACTCCAACTCCTCGACCGCGCGGACCAAGTCCGTTCGCTCGACCTTCCGCCCGCGTCGCTCGCGCTCGGTCTTCACCCACAACGCCGCGTTCACGAATTCCTCGACCGCCTGCCGTCGTCGCCTCGCGTTCGCGTACCACTGCTGAAGCCTCAACCAGATCGCGTCGAGCTCCTTGTCGTCGACCTCGCGCAACCTCGCGGGCTTGATCTCGGTAAGCGCCAGCTTCTCGAAAATACCCGGCTCGTCGACCCTCGCCTTCGCGCGCCCTCCCGCACTCGCCCTCGCGCTCTGCACAAGCATCGCATACGCCCATCCGGGTAAATGCTCCTTCGCCTGCTTCAGCGCCTCTTCGAGATACTCGCGTGTGTGTGCCATCACTCAACCCTCTCTAAAGTCTCCGTGCAGCGGCAGCCCGGATGTGCTTCTTCGCCCGGCATCTCTACTGCTCCGATGTACATGCTCTCATAAGGCTCGTTCAGCTTCGCCGTCTTGCCGTCCAACTCCAAACAGATTTCACATGGAGCCTCGGGGTTCCCCGACGGCCCGGCGCTCAACCAGCGCCGCTGTACTTCGGGCAACGCGCCCGACTCCTGCGCAACGCGCCAGGCATCGTTCCGTCCCTGCGCCTGCGCGGTTATCGTCTCGGTCCTCGCGATCATCTGCGCGCGCTTCCCGAGCAGCTCGTCGCGATACCTCGCGCCCTTCTCCTGTACCTCGGTCTCGCTGAACCCCGCCGTCCTCAACGCCTCCTTGCGGTTGACCACGGCCTTGTTCCATCGTTTCGTCAGCCCGACGTTCTCCTTGATCTCGTCGAACACCTCCTCGGCCCGCAGGCCGCGCTCGAACGAGTCCGCGAGGATGTCCGTCACCACCTCGCGCTGACTTTTCGAAATCTCGCGGATCAAATGCGTCGACCGCTCCTCCATCCACTTCACGCTGTACGGGTTCACCGGAACCATCATTCCCCGCGCGGCCGCGGCGACGTCCTCCCGCGCCTTCACTACCTCGGTCTTCTCGGGCACCGGCTCGGGGTCGACGGAAAACCAAACCTTCGTCTTGAACTTCTTGTTCATGCGCTCGGCCGCGTCGCGCCCGGCCTCGGTCATCACCGTCGAGTACGCCCGCAGAATCTTCTCGCGAAAGCTCTCCCAGATCGGCGACTCCTCGTCCTGCGCCGTGGGTACCGCCTCGAGCACCTGTACCGGCGACCCCGTGCGGACCGCGCGCTTCAAGTCTCGCTCGACCTTCGCCGTGTCGAACATTTCCCGAAGCGCCGCGAGGAACGCACGCGCGAACGCGCCCTCGTGCTTCGCCGCTATCTTGTAGGCGTCACGCCCCTCGGGCGTTCCCGGGTCAGGCTTGTACCACTTCTGTCTTCGGCGCTTGAAGATGCGGACGTACTTGTATTGCTCGATGAAAGCCACGCTCACGCGCTCCGCGGCAGGACGTTCCCGCAGCTCGGACACTTCTTCGGGCTGCCGCCGTACGCCTCGCCACACATCGGACAGTACCTCACCGGCGGCCCCTTGCTCGGCACCCCTCCAGGAATCACCTTCGACGTGCGCGCCTTCTGCGTCGGCTCGTCGCTCCCCTCCTCCTTCTCGGGCATCGGCAACCCCGCTATCTCGAACACCTTGCGCTGCAACGCCTCGCGGTTCTCCGGCAACAAGTCCGTCACCGCAAGCGCCTGCAAGAACGCTCCGAGGTCGGCCAGCGGTAAGCTCTCGATGTCGCCGTGCACTAACGTCGGCCAAAGCTCGCGCTTGACGCCGTTCGCCTCCATCAACCGCCCGATACCGTACCGCGTGAACGTCGACGCGATGCTCCCGAGGTACGCGCCGATCGCTACGCCGAACAGCTCCGTCTGACTCGACGCCAACGCCCACGACCCGACGCTCCCCGTGCCGAGCTGAAGAAATTGCGCGAGCACGCTCTGAAGAATCGAGTTCTTGTAGTAGGTCTTCACCTTGTCGGTGTCGAACTGCCGCGAACCTCCGGACGTCAATAGCTTGAACTTGTACCCGGTCGGCTTGTTCTCCTCGTCGACCTCCGGGGGAACGATCGCATACTCACGCTCGTCTCGTCGCACCTGCGCCATCAACGTCTGCAACGCAACGACCTGCGCCTTGTCCTCGGCGCTCGCGTCCGGGGAGAGCATCCGTATCGGCACCTCCATCACCGGAAACCCTGCGAGGTCGCGCTCGATACCTATCGCCTCGATCTCCGAAATGCGCTTGAGATAAAACCAATCAATCACCGCGTTCCGATACAGGCTCCGGCCCTGCGGGTTGCCCTTCGTCGTCGTCGTCCGGAACAGCAACGACTTCTCGATCGGCACGAACGCCGACTTCGCGCTGCTCGGGTGCTGCTGATGCATCCCCCTCAACCCGCCGTCCTCGTCGAACTCCCAACGATCGAGCGTGTCCTGCGCGCGCAGCGCGAGCTTGCGCCAGCCGATCTTCCCGTCGTCGAACGCCGAGCGCTGCGCCGCGTCCCGCGCGTCCGGTCCACGCCTCACCTTGTACACCTCCTCGAACAACGCCCAGCCGTACTTGAACATGCTCAGGACCTCGGTGATGAAATCCTCGAACGTGTGGCTCATGTCGGTGATGCAGCCCTCGACGAACTCGGCCTGGTCCCGCGCCTCCTTGCTCGGCTCGCTCGGCTCAACGCGCCAGTCGACTTGTCGCACTAGCGCTTCGAAAAGATACTGAATCGCGCCGATGGTCGACGAGTTGTCGCTCATCTCGCGATAGATCTTCTGGCCGAAGTCGCCGCGCAGCTTGAGGTGGAACTCCTCGTCGATGATTCCCCCGAACTGCTTCAGACCACTGAACCCGAGCGTCTTGAAATCAACCTTCTTCGGCATGTGCTGTCCCTTCTCGCTATGCGCTGGCCCGCGCGAAATCCGTCGGCCGCGTCCTCGTCCCCTCAAGCGGTATCACAATATTCGAAACCGAACGCCGCGACAACCGCGAAAGCGCCATCGTCATCGCGTCAACCTGGTCGTCGTTCTTCGCGTTCGGAAAGCTGATCGCCTCGTGCAAGAAATCTCGCATCCACGGCTTGCCCTCGGGTAGATACACGTTCCCCGCCTCGATGAGCCCGCTCACCGCGATGAGCCGCGCCTCCTTGCTGCCCCTCGGCGGGATGCCGACCACGCCGTCAAGCTCGCTCTTCAACGTCGCTATTACCGCCTCACCGTTCGCCGCCTTCTCGACGATCTTCTCGCGCGCCTTCGGGTGCTTCGCCGACATGCCGCGGATCGCGTCCAGCGTCCCGGGGAAGTCGACCTTCATCCGGAACTGGTCGACGAGGTAATAGTTCGGCCGCGTGTACCCCCACACCTGCCCGACGACGTAGGACGTGCCCACCGTGAACGTGAGGTCCCAGGACTGAATGACGCGCGAGAACGTCGGCGGCTCGCGGTACCACTTGAACCAGTCGCGCTTGAGCACGCCGCCCTCCGGCGGCGCGGGGTGCTGCTGATACAGACCGCTGAACAAGTACGTGCCCATGCCCTCCCCGGGCGCCGAACGAATCCTCTCGAGCGCTTCACGGTCGAACCGCTCGGGGCATAGCGGCGCGCCAGGCTCGCGACCGAGCGGGTCGTCGTCCTCGGCCAGCGCCGGCAACGCGACGAGCTCCCAGTCGTCCGCGTGCTCGTTCACGAGATACCCGGTGAGGTCCTCCTCGTGCCAGCGCGTCATTATGATCACGATGCTCCCGCCCGGCTCGAGCCGCGTGTACAGGTCCGCGTTGAACCGCTCGACAATCTTCCGACGGATGGTCGGCGAGCTCGCCTCCTCCCAGTCCTTATGTGGGTCGTCGATGATTATCAGGTCGCCGCCTCGGCCAGTGATCCCGCCCTGCGCGCCGGCGGTCTTCATCCCGCCGCCCTCTACCGTCTCCCAGTCGTCCTCGCGCGACTTGGCCCGGGACACCTTCGTCACGAGCAGCGGGTTGCGCTCGAACTCCTCGCGCACCTTCCGGCCCCACCCCGCGGCGAAGCTGTCCGCGTACGACGTGAGCAGCACGCGGCGCTCGGGAAACCACTCGAGGAACCACGTCGGAAGCCAGTGCGAGAACGACTCCGACTTGCCGTGTCGCGGCGGGGCGTTGATGATTATCCGCGCGCCGCCGTGGAGGATGCTCGGCTGTATCGCGCGGAGCAGCGCGTCGAGCCAGCGGTACGGCTTCCACGCGCCGCCTGACGCCTTCGCCGCGAACCGAGGCAAGACCATCCTCCAACTGTATCGAAGCGCGTCAGCGCGCGACAGGGCGGCGCTCATGCCTCGACACCTTCGGCCGCCGTGGCGATGACGTCGGCCGCCTGAACCACGTTCTCATCGAGCAGGAGCGCGCGGAGCTGCTCGCGCTGCGCGGCGAACGACATCTCGACCTTCCCCTCGACGATGCGCCGCTCGACGAAATCACCGTTCATCTTCCCGAGCACCTCGAGCGCCCGCACACGGCTCGAGAACTTCGCCATCGGGTTCAAAGCAATATCGGTCAAAAGCTTTTCGCGTTCACGTCTCGTGAGCGCGTGGACGGTTGCCCGCTCGTCGCGAATGCGCAAAATCTCGGCGACGACCCACGGTTTTCGGAGAAGCTCGTTGCCGATGGCCTGGAACGATTTGGCTGTAGTGCCGTTGTAGCCAGCCATCCTCGCGGCCTTGGTGGCGTCGGCGTCGGCCTCGCCAAGGTACGCTTTTACAAAAGCCCGCTGCTTCTCGGAAAGGTCCTGTGAGGGGCCTCGTTTTTTTGGAGCGGCCATAGGTAGAAGTCTAAGTGGAAAGAGCGGGATTTTCAAGTATTTACGGAAAATGCCGGAGTTTGTAGAGTAAATAAGATAAGACAAGGCCGAACGGAGAAGGGAAAAACGGGGACTCGATCAGAATTTTATCCAAACGTAACACCGTAACACCCGGGGTGTTACGTTTCGTGTTACGCCTCCGAGGCGCGCGGCAGGCGGCCGAGAACCGATTCGTAACGCTGTAACAGGATTTCTATATTACCTAATGCGTGGGCGGACGCGCACGCGGGCGCGCGTAGTAGTACGTCATGGACGTCCATGGCCCCTCCGCGCGAGCTATAATAAGAAAAGAAAATAAGGGGCTGTTACTGTTACGGTCGGGAGCCGAAGCATTATTTTTTCTTGACCTCCGCCGCGGACGGTGGTATTGTCTCTGTTCATGACACGGAAGCTCAGTAATCATTAAGGTTTTCGGATTCCCGCGGCGGGGAGTTCAAGGGTCAATTTCGGCCTACCGTGTCATGCTCCCCGCCGCGGGCGCCGGCCTGATCGGAGAACTGACGTGCGGACCAGTCTCACTTTCACGTACTACAAAACGGCGTTCACAAACCAAGGACAATCGATATCGCGATCATGGGAAACATGGCGCGACGTTCTTTCGAAACATGAAATCAGAGGAAAACCGTCCGATCGCGCCGCCTCGAAAGACGTTCTCGACAAACAGAAAGACGGCCCGGCACTCGTTTTTGGCCACATCCCCCCACATCTCCCCCGATCGAAGCACAACACCCAATTCGCCGACGCACTCGTCCTCGACCTCGACGGGCTCGACGATCGCGCGCTCGAAAAAGTCCTAGAACGTCTTCGTCCCTTCGAGTTCGTCGTGTACTCCTCATATACTCACGGCGCCGACATCGCCCGCGGACTCTGGAAGCTCCGCGTCGTCGCGCCGCTTGCGGTCTCGGTGCCTCGGGCCGACTTCCCAAAGGTATGGTTCGCCTGGAACAACTTCACGTTTCGCTCGACCGATCCCGCGACCAAAGACGTCTCGAGGCTCTACTACCTCCCGGCGACCTTCGATCCCACCCTCGCCGTGACGTTCCACAACGAAGGGCGCTGGCTCGACCCTTGGAAAGACCTGCCCGTTCAGGCCGTAGCGGCTCAAGACAGCCCCGGCGAGAGCCCCGCGCTGATCCGCATCCGCAAGGGACTGCAACGCGCCGAGGGGGTGTTAGACAAGGACAAGCCCGCCTTCAAGGCCCTCGCCGACGGGCTCCCTTTTGCCGAGCCCGACAGCGAGAAACGCCACATCGACATGAGAACCATGACCTGGTGGCTTGCCGACCGCGACTCCTGCCTCTCCCGTGCCTCGATCAACGCCATCTTCGGCCCGTCGATCTCCACGATGCTCGAGCAGGCGTCCGACGCGCCGACGCTCGATCAGGTCTGGTCGGCATACGAGACCGCGGTCGAGAAGCTCGCCGACGAACGCGAGACCCGAGCTCGCGCCGTGCAGCGCAAGCACGCCGGCGACGCCTACTCCGCCGAGGAGCTCGAGCGCATCGCCGAGAAGCAGGGCTGGACGATGGAGAAGCTCTCGAGGTTGTGGGTGGTACAAAAAGACGGCGCCGCGTGGTTCCTCGATGAGAACGGAGAGTATCGAGGCCCGTTCGGCCGCGACGACCTTCTCATGGCGTGTCGTCGGTTTCTACCTCGTACCGAGGCGCGGCTTGTAGAAATCACCCGTGCGGGCGCCAAGCCTCGCGCCCCGGCGACGGTGATGGCGGAGGTCGGGACGCTCGCGAACAAAGTGGTCTGCGACCTGACCGCGCAGTACACCCGGTTCAACGCCGACTCGGGGACGATGTTCGAGGCGACCGCGCCGGTCCGGACCGACCTCGAGCCCCGGTATCACGAGAAGGTCGACAAATGGCTGCAAGTGCTCGGAGGTAGACACTACGAGAAGTTGAAGGCGTGGCTCGCGGTCCTGCCCGACTTGAACAGGATGCTTTGCGCGATCTACTTCGACGGCCCGAAAGGCGTGGGCAAGTCGATGTTCGCCCGCGGAGCCTCGGCGCTGTGGTCAGAGACCGCGACCCCCGGCGACATTGAGCTCTTTCTCGGGTCGTTCAACGATACCGTGGCCATGTGCCCGTTGATATTCGCCGACGAGGACCTCCCAAAGCATGCGACGAGGGACGTCACAGCGAAGTTGAGGGAGGAGCTCGCGAAGACCTCGCGACAGCTCAAGAGAAAGTTCCGGCACCCGGCCGAGATGCGAGGGGCGATCCGGCTGACGCTCGCGGCGAACAACGAGCTTTTGATCGCCGTGCAAAAGGCGATGACGCCGAACGACCTCGAGGCGTTCGCCGAGCGGTTTTTGTACATCCGGATTCCCGACGAGATGAAGGACTACTTCAAGGGCTGGGAGCGGCGCGAGGTCGAGCGGATGATCGTGCGCGACATTGCCGAGCACGCGCTGCACCTCCACGCGACGATCGCGGTCGAGGATTCCGAGTCGCGGTTCGCCGTGAAGGGCGACGTCGACGACATCCATCAACTATTTCTGACGAGCGGGCAGATCAACGGTCTTGTTTGCGAGTGGCTCGTGAAGTTCTTGATGAACCCCACACCATACAACCGGGAGAGCAACACGGCAGGGCTCGTGAGGTGCGATGCGAAGGAGCAGCGGCTTTTGGCGAACCCGCAGGGCATCGCGGACAACTGGTCTTCGTACATCAAAG